GACAGACAGACAGACAGACAGACAGACAGACAGACAGACAGACAGACAGACAGACAGAGATTCCGTTTGCTTATCGCATAGCCGACCTGATAGGAATAGACAGGAGAACAGACAAGGAAAACAAAGCTTTTGTGGATTTAAAGATGGGGAATATCCCTAGCGAAATTCTGAAAGCACCTATCAGAGTAAAACAACTATTCGGTGTCAAGTGTGAAGATTTTGGCAGTATGTATGACAGGTCAAAGTACTTGTTTATGCTAAATGCACCATTTGAAGTATCTAATCAATGTTGCAAGGTAATGAAGAAACAGCCTATGCACCAATACAACAAAGATACAGGCAGAGTACCTATTACCGCTCAAATGGCTAGCGAAAGTAAATTAAGGACTTCACAATGGTTACAGAATGGTTGCAATGGATTTGACTTGAAAATTCCAACAAGTAATCCCATATCATTTTGGACAGAACAGGATATATTGCTTTACATCAAAGAAAATAATCTGCCTATTTGTTCAGTTTATGGCGATGTGGTCACAGATTATGAAGCTATGGGACAATGTGAGAATCAGATGTCATTTGCGGATTTTGGGATTTTTAACAGGGAAAGACCATTGCTGAAAACCACAGGATGCCAAAGAACAGGTTGTGTACTGTGCGGATTCGGATGTCACTTAGAGAAAGAGAGCAGATTTTTAAGACTGAAAGAAACACATCCTAAATTCCATAATCTTCTTTACATCTTGAAAAACAATGGCGTGACATACGCAGAAGCTATTGATTGGGTTAATGAACACGGAAATATGAACATTAAATATTAATTAAATCTTAGGAGAAACGGCTTATGAAATTTACAAAATTCATTAAGCCAGAACTTGAACAAATCAAAGAAAATGCCAATTTCACGGAAGAAGAGGAGAGGATTTTCTCTCTTCTCTGCCGTGGTTTTTCACAAAAGCAAATATCCACAAAAGAAAATCTATCACTAAGAACGATAGAGTACAGAGTGAGAGATATTAAGGATAAAATAGAAAGAACGGGGGTATTTGATTGGATGAAAAAGAACTGTTGAAATATGCCGTTGATAGTGGTATTCTCGACATAGCACTTGTGCAGAAACAAGTCACTATGCAAAAGAGAGAAAAATTACTCAACAAAAATCCCTATAAAATCTATCAAGGAAAGGATGAGAACTGGTACTCATATCTGCCGGATGAAGTAAAAGGCAGACGTAAAATCAAGGCAAAGCGCAGAGAAGCGGTCGAGCAGAAAATCATTGATTATTGGAAAGAGAGAGAGGATGACCCCACGATAGAGGAAATCTTCAACCGTTGGATTTCACAAAAACTGGAACTTGAAGAAATCAGCAGGGCAACCTATGACAGATACCTAATGGACTTTCAGAGATACTTTGATGGCATCAAGGATAAGAGAATCAAAAGTGTAGACGAATGCGAGCTTGAAACGTTTATACGAAATAGCATCCATGATTTCAACATGACTTCCAAGGCATTCTCAAACTTCCGGACGCTGATATATGGAATCTTTAAGTATGCCAAGCGGAAGAAGTATGTCAAGTTTTCCATTACATACACGCTGAAAGACATGGATATATCGCCAAAAGCGTTTAAGCACGTAGTCCGACAGGCAAAAGACCAAGTATATATGCCGGATGAAAAGGAACGCATGGAGATGTACTTAAGGAATCACTTGGATATTGTGAACCTTGGATTGCTATTCATGTTTAAGACAGGAGTTCGTGTCGGGGAATTGTCGGCATTAAAGCGGAAAGATGTTGAAAACTACACGGTTGCTATCAATTCTACAGAAACACGCTATCGTGATGATGATGGTTTTCACTATGAGGTCAAAGATTTTCCGAAATCAGAAGCCGGATTGCGATTTGCCATATTGCCGGATAAGTACAAATGGATTCTTGATGAAGTACGAAAGAGAAATCCCTTCGGGCAATATCTATTTGAGAGAGACGGAGAACGGTTGAAATCCTACAACTTTCGTGAACGTTTGCGGTATATCTGCGAACATGAATTGAGAATGAAAGTGAAATCTCCGCACAAAATCCGAAAGACATACGGAAGTATCTTGCTTGACGGAAAAGTGAAAGAGTCCACAATCCTTGATACCATGGGGCATACAGACATTAGTTGCACAAAAGATCATTATTATTTTGATCGTACCGGAATTGAGGAAAAGAGACAGGAACTTGACTTAATCGAAGCATTATGAGTCCCTCGTACTCAAAGGTACTCAAAGAAAAATTGAAAGAATGGCTATTTTAAGCCATTTCAAGGCAATTACTCTAGGGTTCGATTCCCGTACGGACTGTTTTAAAAGTCGCATAAACACTGTGTTTGCGGCGTCTTAAAAAAATTGGTACTCAAGATGGTACTCAAGAACTGAACACAAAAGAAAGGAGTCTGCGCAAGTGCTTTAGATTCTTTTCTGAAAATGGTAGACTTGGAACGCTTTGGCGTTCTTTTTTTATGCGGTTTTTCTGCTTATTTTTTGCGGAAGAACCGTATTTTTTTATGCAAAAATATAAGCATAGGAGGGATGCGGAATGTTATTTACAGATGAAATTCTTGAAAAAATCTTAACAAGAGAAGATGTGTCAAAGGTTCCGCTTGTGTATCAGTCAGCGATGATTCACGCAATCAAGGAAGTATTGGAGGAAGAGAATGTATCAGATGCAAAATCAGAATATGGCATTTAACCCAAACCCAAGCTATGCCGCATATCAGTACAACCCAATGCAGAGGTTTCAACAGCCAGAGCCGCAGATTCCGCAGATGCAACCGCAGTTTCTTGGAATTCAAGGGAAAGTAGTGCAGTCGGAATCAGCGATCATGGCAAATGATGTACCTATGGATGGAAGTGTTGCGTTTTTCCCAATGCAGGACATGAGCGCAATCGTAGCGAAACAATGGGATGCCAATGGAACAATCAGAAAGACCGTTTACAAGCCTTTTAATGAGCAGATGGCAGATTCTTCAAGTGACGATAAAAAAATCGAAATAGGACTATCTGACGATGCGACAAAGGCTATTACTGACAAATTAGATTGCTTGTTTGGAAAGATGGAGGAGCTGGAAGATAAGTTATCTTCGCAAACGCAAAGAAAATCTTCACGAACACAAAAGGAGAGTGAGTCTTAATGAATCCTATGCAGATGTTACAGGGAATGAAAAACCCACAGCAGTTTTTGCAACAAATGATGGGGAACAACAGCGTAATGAGCAACCCCATGGCTCGCAATGCTATGCAAATGGCACAGAAGGGTGATTCCAAGGGCATCGAACAGATGGCTAGGAACTTGTGCAAAGAAAAGGGAATTGACGCAGATAAGGCTTTTGAGTCGTTTAAAAGCCAATTAGGAATGTGATACTAATTCTTGCAAGATTATGTATATAAAAAATGAATTATGGAGGTAAATTCTATGTTTAACACAGGTAATTGTGCATCCGTTCCGCTCGTTGCGAACATTGACGGAAACGGAAATAACAATGGATGGGGCGCAGAAGGCTCATGGTTATGGTTCATTATCGTTATCTTTGCCATCTTCGGATGGGGTGGATTCGGTAACGGATTCGGAGGAAACGGAATGAATGGTGGTGTCGGAAGCGAAATTCAGCGCGGATTTGATAATCAGGCGGTTGTGTCAAAACTTGACGGCATTACAAACGGACTTTGTGACGGATTCTATGCAGTGCAAACAGGCATGAACGGCATCAACACAAACATTTTGCAGACCGGGTTCGGCATTCAGCAGGCTATCAATGCTGATACAGTTGCTAACATGCAGAATACAAACGCATTACAGTCACAGCTTGCAAACTGCTGCTGTGAAACAAGAGAAGCTATCCAAGGCGTAAACTACAACATGGCAACTAACACTTGCGCATTGCAGAACACCATGAACAGCAACACAAGAGACATTATCGACAGTCAGAATGCAGGAACACGCGCTATTCTTGATTATCTTTGCAATGAAAAAATCTCTAGCTTACAGGCAGAAAATAATGACCTTCGCAGAGCGGCTTCACAGGATCGTCAGAGTGCATTACTTACAACTCAGATGGCAGCTCAGACACAGCAGATTATCAATGCAGTAAATCCGTCTGCTATCCCGGCATATGTCGTGCCTAACCCAAATGCTTATGCATATGGATGCGGATGCAATACAGGTTGTGGCTGCTAAAACTGAATAATTGAGTATCTTAATTGAGTTTAACTCGATCATGTCTGCTATGCAGTATTACTTATAACCAAAGGGCAGACTATAATGTTTGCCCTTATTTTATGGAAGAGAGGTAAAAATAATGGAAGTAACAGGAATTGCATTACAAACCGTTGCCGCTGGAGAAGATGTGGTATTTACAGAAACAGCGGTAAATGGAACAAAATGTATCGTACACAGACAGGGAAGTGGAATTATCAAGTTAAGAGGTATCACAAATCAGTGTAAGGCTAGATTTTTAGTATCGTATTCCGGCAACATTCAGATACCTACAGGCGGTACAGTTGGAGCTATATCACTTGCCATTGCAGTTGACGGAGAGCCTTTGCAGTCAACAAAGATGATCGTAACGCCAGCCGCAGTTGAGAATTTCTTTAATGTATCAGCACAGGCATATGTTGATGTGCCTTGCGGTTGTTGCAGTACCGTAGCCGTGCAGAATACGTCCACGCAGGCTATCGAGGTTCAGAACAGTAATTTGATTGCAGTAAGGGAGGCTTGATATTATGCATAAGTTTGCGAAACAGATTATGGATTGCGTGAAAGCCCACGTTGACGGCATTGGAATTGAGAATTTTGAGGGTCAAAACCTTGATGATCTCAAGGATTGGACAGAGATTGCAAAGAATATCGTATGCTTTGACAAGGACTATAACATTGTTGAAGCTATGAAAAATTCCGAAGATGAAGAAATCATGCGCATGGTGGAAGAATTTGGGGATTATCCGGAAAGAAGATACTACAATGAGTACCGGTACTCAAATGGAAGATTCGCACCGAAAGGGCGTGGAACACGCAGAGGATATGTAGAGCCACCGTATTATCATCAGATGCCAGAAGATTACCACGAATGGGAGAGAATGCCGGAATACGACCGAATGAGAGACCTTGACAGAATGAGTATGGGAAAGATGTATTATTCAGAGCCTATGAGCGGAAATAACGGCATGAGTACCGGTACTCACGATGCAAGAGAGGGCAGAGCCGGTATGAGTCGGAGAAGCTACATGGAGACAAAGGAAATGCATAACGGAAATTCACCGGAAGATAAGGACGCAAAGATGAAAGAACTTGAAAAGTACATGAAATCTCTTTCGGAAGATGTGACCGAACTGTTTTCCGGTATGTCTCCAGAAGAGAAACAGTTGACCAAGACAAAGCTGACTACGCTTGTCACGAAAATGTAATAGAGAGGGCATTTTGCCCTCTTTGTTTGCGAGGTGGTAAATTTGTTCGCGATAAACAATGAAATATGGAATTTGGTCGAAGTATCGCGTTACAGCGATATGCTACAGAGAAGTGACGGAAGCAGAACGGTAGGCATGACCGACAGAGACACGAAAACGATATATCTTGCGGATGATCTACGCGGAAGGTTCCTTGACCGTGTGTTATGTCACGAATTATGTCATGCATTCTGCCTTTCGTATAATGTATACATGGATATTGATACAGAGGAAATTGTAGCAGACTTCTTGACTACATACGGAAGAGAAGTGTTTGAAATAGCAGACAGACTATTGATTGAACTTATGGAGGTTGCATAATGGATAAAATTTCGGAACTCTTACAGTACGTGCACCGGACGAATCCGGAAATGACTAGGGAAAAGCTGATAGAAGAGCTGAGTAAAAGTGATTATGCGGCGCGGTCTTTGATTTTTACGAAAGAAAATTTCGTTGCGCTAGGGAAAAAATAAATCCGGCGGTTTGAATCGCCGCCGGAATTGTGTCAGACTTTCGGAATGTAAGAACCTTTCATTATTTCTATAGCGAGTTTCGCGCCTTCCGTCATGTAAAAATCATTATTCTTTGCACAGCAACTAAAAAGCAGTTCCTCGAACTCTGAATATAAATTTTCACTTAATAACCCTTTTAGCTTCTCTGTTAAGGGTGAGAAGTATTCAACAAAGGCATTTCCGGTTTCATTGTCAAGCTGACTTGAACATACAATTTTAATAAATTCATCCATTTTAGTAGTCTCCTTCTTCTGTTAATAAATAGTTGATATATCCTGTCGCAAGTCTGGCAAGGCTTTTACTGCCATCCAACAAATCCAATTTGTACTCTGGTCTATAGCCAAACCTCTGCACATAGAACTTTTCTTCAAGTTCTAAGTCGTAAATGTCAGATAGCTCCACGAGAATCTTGTGATATAAAAATTTTCTCGTCCACCCAAACTGTTCCATGATAATTTTTAATTTCCAATTATTTTTTCTGAACCACGCTCCGCGTGATGCGTCCAATTGCTGTTTTGAAATGTAACAATCTGCAAATAGGTCATCTTTTTTCGGCAATGCCGCCTGTGATTGCTTTATAGTTTCTTCCATGTCGTGGAATCTGTTAATGTAGCGAGCGGTAAAAGCCGTTCCCTTTACTCCTGTCAGCTTATGGGCGATAAACTCGCATCCTTTCTTAGTAACGTCATAACAAGGCAATTCTTTTTTCTGCTCCGTACAATACGTGCTTTCCTTGAAGAAATCGGAGAAGTCAATATTTACTTCTCCTAATTGCTTACAGTATCTCCGAATGTCTTTTAATAGGTTGGCGTGTGTCTTTTCTACCATTTCGGCAACTTCAACACTTGTAATTGTTTGTTCTATTTGGTTCATGTTTATGCTCCTTTCTGAAATGCATTAAACAAATTGTATTTTGCAACTCTGTAATTGCATTATAATTTTTCAATATATAATTGTCAAGATGTTTTTTGAAATTTATTAATTGCTTTTTGAAAAACAAAATGTTATTATAAAAAAAGAAAGGAAGGTGTAGTAATGTTTTCACAAGCGCTAAGACATTGTTTGGTTGATAGGAATATGAAAATTTCTGACCTTGCAAGATTACTCGATACAAGCCATCAGAATATCAATCAGAAAATAAAACGTGACAACTTTTCAGAAAAGGAAATGCGACAGATTGCGGATGCATTGGGGCTTGATTTAGAAATTGTAATGAAAGAGAAGAAATAAGAAAACCCGCCTAACTGGCGGGTTTTTGATGAAAGAAAATTTTTCCCGCGCCCCAAAAAATATTTCGTAATTTTTTTGTACCCCCCTGGGGTAGCGTTTTTGGGGTCAAGATTCCATTTTCGCGGTTTTCCAAAAACGTGTAACAAACGTGCAATTATCTGCGATATCCCGCAAACAGCACAAATACACTATATGTTATGCCATATATAGATAATTCATTGATGATATTTGACGTTATTGCCGATCACAGGCAAACGCCAGAAGACGCTTGCCCAGCTATAGTTATAATCTAGCATAGACCGCATTTTACCACTTGTCAAGATAGTTTTTCCCATCGTACCGGCTGTAAGTGTTTGTTATGCTTTCCAACTTTTGTGTGATCTGTAGCCAATCTCCGCCGCGCTGGGCGGTTATTTTGATTTTTGCAGACTCCACCCACTCCACACCCTCAAACTTTGAATAGCTGCACAGCTTGCCGGATGCCACCGGATAGCCAAGAGCAGACACCCGGCGCAGAATTTCACGCTTGCCGATGTATTCCCATTTCTTTCGCATAGGCTTACACCTCCTTATATTGTGTTTATTTGTCAATGTGCGTGTGGGTGTCAGCACCCACAGAAGCCACGCCGCCGGAATTGAACCGGCTCACAACGCCACCAGGCACGCGGAAAGGGGCGGAAGAGTACCGCCCTAAGTGCTTTATTTTGCTTTTTTAACCGATATAATACGATCATCGGTTTTATCCTTTGGCGTGCCGTTGCCGCTGATCTTAACAATAACTTTCTGTCCGTCTTTAAAATGCAAGTCGGTGTCCGTGTCGGACATTTCCAAGATGTTACCGTCTGCCGTGTAAATGTCAAAGCCTTTCCCGGTCAGCTTTTCACCGTCCTCGTAGGTATAAGAGTAACTAAAATTCCGGACGGTTCCGCGTACTTTGTAGGTGTGCGCCGTCTTTGCGGTTGCTGTAGTTGGTGCAAGGTTTACAAGGGTAACTGCTGCTAATGTGATAGCTAAGATTTTCTTTTTCATGGTTTCAAGTCCTCCATATTCTAAATTTTTCCGGTTGCTCCGGGTAAAGACAAGCCGGGGAATCGAACCCCGGTAAACGCCGCCGCTTGCCTATGCGATCGCTACAAGTCTATCGTTTCGCATTGTTCGCGTGTATTCTTTCCCGCTTTTGTCGCAAACAATAACACATCTGACGCTTTTTCCGCTCTTGGTAGGCTCAACGCTCTTTATTGTCTCTGTATAACCAAAATTCCAAATTGTAATCATTCCCGGCTTGAGTTCTGCCGCCGGGATAGCGTTTCTTCTTTCATAAATTCCTTGTAATTTAACTGTAGCCATAAAATCAACCATCCTTTCATTGTGCGCCCTGTCTCATCGGTGCAGGTGGGGCAGTTCCTGCAGACCGCCGGGCGGCGGTTTCGACTATTGACAAATTTTGCGGAAGATTTCAATTGTGAGTTCTGCGGCAGCTCTTTTTCTGTCGGGCGTGTAGCCGTGGCGTTTACTCTTCAGTGCTTTTTCTGCTTGATTAAGGTTTCCAACTCCCCAAGATGCCGCTTTGTTGAGTTTTTCCCATTCATCCGGTGTAACTTTTACGGCTTTAAGTGTTGCCGTGTTGATCTCGTAATTGTCTTTGTCTTCCGGGTGTAAATCTTCGCAAACCGGAATATATTCATGCGTTCCCATGTTTTCGCCGATATTCCAGACAAAAAAGCGAACAGGGATTTTCTCAACGATTTCAAAAATATCAGTTTTTTCACAAAGCGTAGAAGTGCTATAAATTTTGTTGTTTTCAAATTTTAACGTTTTCATATTTTCCCTTTCTGGTCTGCCATCATCAGAGCCGGGAGACCATCCCGCGGCTGACGCTCCAAAACCGGAGCGTTTCGGCTATTGCTGACTATTTAATTCAATGCATTTCCGGTTACAATCCTCGATGCTTCCGGCAAAAACAATTTTTCCTGTCCCCTTAATTTTCTCAATCACGCAAAAACCAAAATAATCGTTATAACTTATATAGTATTCAGGCATTTTATTTTCCTCTCTTTCTGTGCTTCATTTGATACTTGTATTATATACAAATTAGGCACTAATGTATATTGACAAAATACACAATATTAAGCACTAATATTATATTGTGAATTGTGCATTATTATTAAGCACTAATTAGGTATTGACAATTAAGCACTAATTATATATAATGTAAGAAAAAATACGGAGGTGTAGGAATATGGACGAAAACACAAAAGCGGAAAAGAACAGGCAAGCGGTAAAGAAATGCATGAGCAATAAAGATAGAATAAACATTATATTGCCACTTGGAACAATAGAGAGAATCAACTCATACGGACTAAAAACAAGCGCATTTGCTAGGGAGTTAATTCTTGCGGAGCTTGATAAAATGGATAGAATGAAAAAATAATAAATTAAGCACTAATTATCTATTGACAATTAAGCACTAATTATATATAATGTAATCAGATCAAAGAAATAGAGCAAAGGCGAAAGCCAGGAAAGGGGAACGGCATATGAAGATCAAAGGAATCGGAACAATCAGAAAAGAAGATGCAATGAGCATCCTAACAGGAGAGGGAAGAAAAGCAGTAAAAGCTGGAGAGATCACAACGGAAGAACTTGGCGAGATGTACAAGCTTGAAATGGCCAAGAGATCATCCAAGATCGGACGGAACAGCGATACATTCCGGGAATCGTATAAGTGGATTCCGGAAGAATTGAGAGAAGAACTTACACCGGAACAACTTGGAAGGCTCACAGATGCATTTCATGAGTGCTACGGGGCAGGAAAGAACGCATAAGAAAGGAAAGGAAAACGCCATGAAAAAATTTGAAATCGGGAAATATTACGCACCAGCAACATCGCCAAGCATTGAACCGCTAAAGTGCATTAAGGTAACTAATTGTTACGTTTGGTTTTATGACGATGAAAAAGGGTGCGAGGTGAAAGCGAAAAAAGAAATGGGGGCTCACTTTAACGGAAAGGGCGTGGAAAAGTTTGAGCAGACTAAGATATACGGATATTTAACAAGAGCCATTGACAACTAAGGCGCATGGGAAAATAGGAGGTTATAAATATGGCGTTTACAAACAAACAAGGAATAAAAATCAGTTTTGAGTGCTCAAAACTGATAGGAGAATTAAAGGAAGATATTGCAGAATTTGGCGGCGATAAGATCGTAGCGGTTTGGTGCAAAGATAATTCAGGAGTTACGATTTATACAAATTATGATTTTATTGATAAAGATCAGCCAATAACAGAGAATGAACTACAGGATGATGAATACATCCGGAAAATGACAATGAATGCATTGCTAATTCTTCTGGAAAAGCAAAATGAAATATTATAGAAGCAAGGAAGAACGAACAGAAATAGAGGAAAACATAATGAAGAACTACAAAGAGTACGAGAAAAGGTTTATAGGGGCAAGCGATATTGCGGCATTGATACTTGTTGGATGCGACGAAAACGGATTGAAAACAAGCACTCTTGATTTTGGCGAAGACGGAAGTTATATGGCATACGTCGTTGACGAGGACGCGGAGATAGGTGCACATTATAAAAAAGTCGCTGATTTTAAGCACTGGCTCAAGATTTATGATGACGATGAATTGACATACCGGATTAATGCACAGGAGATAAATATATATCGCGCCGGAGATTTTGGCTGTATTATACAGACGATCGGCAAACATTAAAAGAAATCGAGTGGGAAAGATTAAAATCTAACCCACTCATTTTCATCACTGAGAATATAATTATTTCAATCCGTGTATCCGGGGATCGCTCCAGATACCACGCGCAGAGCATCCACAACGCGCGACACAAAACATAAATTAAATGTTTTGCTTTTACTAAAAAGACTATTGTTTCAATCCGTGGTCGCCGGGATCGCTGGCGGCACCACAGCGGCAAGCATCCATACCGTGCGACATATCTATAGTTTATCATCGGATCGGACAAAATGCAAGTAAATATTTTCAAACAAAGGGCGGCTTTTCCGGCTGCCTTTTCTTTTTGCCATGTCCAAAACCAACAACGCATCCGGGAATATCTTGCAAAATCTCCAAAAAACCGTAAATAAACTATAAAACTTTTCTTAAATTTTTATAAACAAGGCTAGTTGTATTAGGTCTTTGACAAGTCCGGAAATGATAGAATAGTATCAGTTTTTACAAAAAATCGTCTGACAATCGTCTGACATAAGGCGAGACAATCGTCTGACGCCGCTTTTTCAGAACTATGTTTCTCTTTCTCTCTCTTTTTCTTAATCTTTTAGATTAATAATAATACACTGTATCTAAAGCCTATAGGTTTATATTTAAGTTATATCCGCATACGCGCGCGGCGTAAGTATATAATACCACCGTAAAAATTAAGGCTTGACTTTAAACCCGAAAATAGTGTATACCAAAAGCAGAGAGATAAAACAGATTGGAGGTGTGAAATATATGCAGGATGTAGAGAGTGTAGATCTTACAAGCCTTATAGTGGATCTAGGTACAGTACAGATATACACATCAACTGTGCAAGATTTAATAGACAACGCTTGTATAGAATTTCACATCGAAGATTTACTAAAAGCTGGACAAAGACAGTGGAAAGCTGTAATGCAGTACGTTGGTATGCATTTATTCCCGGATACGAAAGTATTAAAGGATAAGAGTTTAAGTCCTCTTAATAACGGAACTATACCGACTAACTGTAACAGATATGACAGAGAGGTATTATATAAGCTTTGTGATTATTATATATATATATCCAATGTCTACAGTAAGCTAGTAAGTACAGTAGCATTTAGTTATTTTTGTAATATACCCACTACAACGTTTGACCTGTGGAAAGATGAGGAATCAAGTTCGGTGGCTTTTAAGATTTGGCAAAAATTACAACGATCTCGCAAGGATTGTATACTCGATAGAGCATATGACTCCAACAGCCCAGTGGGTACTATGTTCGTGGGAAATAACGAATTCGGCATGAATCAGCCGGGAATTGGAGATAATGCCACCCAAAGAAGGGCAATAACAGCGCAGGAACTGCCAAGGCTGGACGAGAAAAAGAGCCAAGAATTGCACGCAATTGATACACAATTTGTCGGTGTGGCTGCAAATAATACGGTTTAAATTGTGCGTGATTATTCTACAATTCACAAATGAAGTAATATCAAGGGTTGTAGCGTTTTAACTATTCGTGAACTATTCGGAAAAGTTAGGTTTTGCGAATAGTTGCAAGGGTATGGCATGAATTGTATTAAAACAATTTGATTTTCACACAATGACAACAGAACGAAACGGAAAATATTTTATATTTCCATGTTTGCAGAAAAAAGGATGGGGAGGGGGTCTGACAGAAAGGCCACCGAGCGGCTACTAAGTCCCTTAAATTCCTACAAAAAATAAAAAGCCGCTTACAACACCCATTGACTTTCACCGTAAATAGGCTATAATAAATTTATAACAATTCACTTTCACGTTGCGAATCGCAACTAAATTTCCAAAAAAATTTTTAAAAAATAAAAAGAGTGTTTCGGACAGGAGAATGATATATGACCGGAAATGAGTATCAGTCATTAGCCATGCGGACAAATGATCGCAAGGCGACAGAAAGAATTTCGGATAAACTTGATTTGCTTAAATTTTGCAAAAAGAACAATATCGCATCTGCGTTGCAAGATTATGACCTTGGCGGCATCTTCAATTCTTGTTTGGGGTTATCCGGCGAGGTTGGAGAGTTCAACGACATGATTAAAAAGTGGATTTTCCATGAGAAACAGCTTGATATTGACCACGCAAAGAAAGAAGCTGGCGATATTTGTTGGTATCTTGCAATGCTTTGTGAATCCTTCGGCTGGAGCCTTGATGAGATCATGCAGATGAATGTAGACAAGCTTAAGGCACGTTATCCGGAAGGGTTTGACATTGAAAGAGCAAACCACAGAGCGGAAGGTGATGTTTAATGGTAGAGTGTAAAGAATGTTGTGGCACCTGTAAATATGGCTTATGCGTCAAGACAAACGGTTATGTTTGTTCAAACGAAGAAAGCGATTACGTAGCTGATTTCGTTGAATACGACCATTCATGCGATTTCTGGGAACAGAAACGGGGAAAACTGAAATGAAGAAAAGAGTATTAGCAATTATCCTTTGTATGCCAATCGCGTTAGGTGTTGTTGGATGCAGTTCAAATAACTGCCGTAATAGTGCTGAAGAACACATTCTTGAAACAATAGGCGAAGACACAGAGTATGAGATTTTTTACGATAAGGACACAAAGGTTATGTATTGTAGGGCATACAGGGGCGGAGTTACTCCAATGTATAATGCAGACGGTACATTGAGACTTTACAATGAGGATTCAAACAATGAATGAAACATTGATGAAAACCGAGTATTCCGAAACCTTTGATGAAAAACGCAAAGGATTGATTGAACAGTCGTATTACAAATACGGACCGGCAAGAATAAACTTTTCCACCGGAAATGTTAATGCAATCGAAAGTTTGAAAATGTGCCTTGCCAAGTTTGAAGAGACCGGGAATCTTGAATATCTGTGTGATGTTGCAAACTATGCCATGTTCCGGTTTATGTTTCCACAACAGGGCGAATACTTCAAACATACGAATTCTGATGAATCTGCTGGGCTTTTTGGCATGAGCGTAAATGAAATGGAACGATTCAAACAGGAACACAGCTTTGATGATGGGGGATATTGATATGATTTTAAATATAATCGCTACGGCGATAGACGCCATTACGATACTTAGCCTTATGATGCAACAAGTAAAGCAGACAGACAATTCAAACGCAATGGGGTATTTGCTTTCATATTCGATTTTTGCAATGAATATTATGGTCATTTGGAGATAACAATATGACAATTTATGATCCAATATTTGGTATTTACTTTCTGCCGCCAATTTTGAGCGTGGTCGAAAGAATACATATAACAAAATCAAAGGAACCGGACAGCACCGGAGATTTACTCAATCTGGACAGTGACGCCGAGCACCAGATCGACAAATCGGAGCATCCGGTATAGCTTAAGTCCGCAAGCGATAGTTTCTGGCTGAATAATTGATCTATCGGCGTTAGGCTTTGAATTATGTTTGCGGACGGAACAACATTGGGCTATCGCCAAACGGTAAGGCACAGGATTTTGATTCCTGCATTCCGGGTTCGAATCCCGGTAGTCTAATCGGTTACATGCTGACGTTTCATGTAGCCACGTATGTTTTCCATACGTACTTGAACCCTTGGTTGAGTGATTCAAGCATTTGGGTTCCTCCTTTCGCCACTAGGACGATTCTGTTAAGTACGGTGCGAGACCGTCCGGTGGTATTTGTCGCAGAGGGCGGCATCTTGGCGTAAGACTATATGGTGTTGAGCGGTATCTGCTTTGTAATTTGCAGACGTGCAATCCATATAGCAGTCAATCATGGTTCGGGCATCTATCCCACGGTGTCCGAGCTGTGAAAATGTAATTCCCCTTAAGAAGTTAGGTGGTGGCAGAACGAAATGCAAGCAAAGAAGCTGATCGGTAAGAGTGTTGCCAAGTGATAGGCGGAAAATCATCCGTAATCAGCAACAACACCTTTTCAGAATCCGATTATGTGAGGTTCAAATCCTCACCCACCTACTCGGTCAAATTATGCTGTCTGCTTGCAGGCGGTCTATGTTTTGGCTGAAATACGATGCTTGTCTATTGCTCTGCAATAATTTAATTCGGAGTAGAACCATGGAAATAGGCTTGCATGGTAACATTGAGTTGCCGGTGAAATGCTGTAAACCGGATAGTGCAAGGCATAGCACGATAAACATTATTGCTAACCGTCTGATGGCGGTTATGGGGATTTAATTCAGTGGCAGAAGACACGGCTTATATCCGGGTTGTCGCGGGTTCGATTCCTGTAATCCCCACAGGTGATGTTGCCAGTACACCCCTAGTGTGTTTATTACAGAAATGCAGGTGCTAATCAATATACCGGTTAAACTTAGCACAGGTAACTGGATTGAGCGGTTGTCATTCAAAAGATGGCGGTAACCGCTGACTAAAAGAACCTTGCACTTAGTGTAGTGTGGAGCAAGGAAAAACGGAAACTACACGACATGGCTTGTTAGCTGAGATGGATTAGCGACAGACTGAAAATCTGTATAGGGCGGCTCGATACCGCCACAAGCCATTGAGCGGTGTTAGTAGCACCGTGCCATTCTGAAACGCAAGGAATGGTTCGGGTAGGGAACTTCCATGCCCGGCGCGTGCAGATATAATCCTAACTGGTAAGGAAACTGTTTGCTAAACAGTCAGTAGCCGAAAACGGTGTTTCGGTTCGAGTCCGAATATCTGCGTTTATCCTTATCTCCACTTAGTCGGGTGCTACTGCAATAGTTCCGGTCGATGGGAGACTTATGGATGGTAGCGGTATAATTGGTAACAGAAAACCCTTCCGTGATTAGAAATTGCAGATTTGAAAGCGGTTGGCATGGTTTTGGCTGACAGGGTTCGATTCCCTGTGTCGCTATTCGATGATAAAAAACATTTTGGAATATTTATATCAAACGAAAGACACGGAATCTCACGAGGATTCCGATTTTTGCTATGATTGGGGTGTGAATTATGACAAGTTGCTTTCGCTGTGGAATGCTGATACCTGATTCCGAAGTTGATAACTGTCCTTATTGCAAAATTCTATTTAAACAGATTCCGGCAAGGAATGTTCCAGAAAGTCAGCCAGAGAAGGTGGAAACGGCAATATTTGAAAACGTGGTATTTAATAAAGGGGAGGGGTGGAAGAATGTGTGAATTTTGTGATAATGAATCGAAACAAATAATTGATGATAGAGAGAAGGATTCTATTTTGTGCATTTCCGATTCAGAAAAAGAAATGAGAATTTTTCTTGAATATCTCAAAGAGAAAATGGACAACAACGGAAAAGAATGTTTCTTAGATGGAGAACATGATATTTTAAAAACAGAAAATTACAATGTTGTCTGTAAAAGTATTCATGGTACTCTACTTGGAGTCGGATATGGGTATTGTCTACATTACTGTTTTTTGAGAAATTTTGATAAGAGTAAGTGCAACGATATGGAAAAATGCTCGACGGAAGAAATTCTTGCGCACACAAGAGAGGGTGCAAAAGAAATATCGGAACTTGATATTTTATGCATGCTAGGGTTATTTTGAAAGTTGGTGAAATGATGAAGCAGGAAAAAGAAATTTTATGCACATGTATTAATCATGAAAATTGTCCATTAGACCCGGTTAGTTGCGGATGTTCAATAGAAACTACGACTTTTGAAGATGCTTGTATGGGTAAAAGAACATTCATTCCGGGAATCGAATGTGATAAGTGAGGGATTTATATGAAACATCAAAAAGAATGGTGTACTTGTGATCGTTGTGGTACTGAAATTAAAAAAGGAATACTTTGTGGAAATTCCATTACAAGGAATGGCATTTTAAATACCACATACGACTTGTGTTATAAATGTATGGAAGATTTTGAGGAGTTTATGAGAAATGATCAGAATTAAAGAAATGCTTCATTGTCTGCAATTAGATAGCAGAATAAGGCACAATATAAAATATGCACAAAGAGAATGGTTCTTTTCGTACTTTAAGCACTTTAGAAAAGATTTAAACATGCCATTACTCAATAGCATCAAGCAAGCAAGGGGAATATCGAAAACTATTTTAGAAAGAGGGTATATGCCAGACCTTGTACATGATTCTGTAATGCGTATTAGATATTCAAGGAGATGCAATACTCGTGTGTGCAGGGCTGCTAGGAATGATTAGGGGGGTATGAGAAATGACTGTTAATATGGGAACACAAACCTATGAAATGAGCCGCAAGCAGGCAAAAGCTATTCTTGGAACGGCTAAGAAACTTGCAAATTGCAACATATACGGCATTGAAAAAGGCAATGTGGTGATTATGCTGAATGAAAAGTATGAGGACGATATGAGCCTTAAAAAAGCCGTAGAGGAGTATAAAAAGAAAGGGTTCAAGGTGCATTGGAAATGAAGAAAACACGTTCAAAAATTATAATCAAAACCAGAAAAGGCGGTTACACAAAGATTTATGCCAATGGAAAATGGCAAAAGAAAGTATGTGTTATTGATTATCGCGCAGAATGCAGTAACAAAGATGGCATAAAGGTTACTTGCGAATTTGATAAACTGAAAACTGATAAAAATGGTTCGGTTATTTACGATTTGGGAAAAGAAGAAATTGTAAAAGAACACGTAGTTGCAAGAATTTAGGAGCGAGATTATGAAAATATCAGAGATGAATATTTCGGTTAGATTATACGCAATTTTACACAAACACGGAATTGAAACCATTGAAGATATGAGTAATTACACACCTGATGACATCATTCGTTGGAAAGATATTGGAAGAAGAACATTAGAAGAATTATTAAGTACAATGAAAAGCAATAGCGTCAAATTTAAAGGAGAATAAATCATATGAAGAAGAAAATTTTAGCAGTCGCATTAGGGATGGCATTGTGCTTAGGAATGACCGGATGCGCATCGTGGGACAGATTTGTGGTAAATATGAAAAGCGATGTAAATGGAGGTATGCAGAGAACCATTACTGTATACACGGCAGATGGTAAAGAACTTGCAACATATAAAGGCAAGATTGACCTTAGCACAAACAACGGTGGATATGTTAAGTTTGATTTTAACGGCAAGAGATATATCTACTACAATTGCTTTGTAGAAAGCATTGCGGATATAAAATAAATAACAATTCAGACCAAGAAAATAGTCTTTAAATAATTCCCAAAACACTAAGAGGTGCGTACAATATTGGTGTGCTAAGAATAGCTTTTACTACTGACTACGCATATTACCGGCTAACAAATGGAGTTAGTCGCTACCCTAAAACAGTTATAGGCAGAGGTCAAGGCACTTCTGCTTTTGCGGAGGTGCTTTTTATTTGGCTTCAAAGCAGTTAATCAATGCAGTAAATGGATATGAAAATTACATAAAGAGAAAAGGCGTTGATGAACAAGTAATAGATGCCCTTTTAAAAGCGTGCAATGTGGCGATTCGGACGGAAAAAGATGTTGACTACGGATTGACTATAACCGAAAGAACAAAGGCTTTAATCAACGAATTTACGCAGAAAAACGCGGGTGGTAGCATATGGGAACTTGAACGATATGCACAGAATCACGACATTAAAGGCGGATACAAACTTGTGGATCAGTTCTATGAAGTCTTGCGATTAGAGAGCTTTTATCGTTTCGAGAGCTTTATTTACTTTATGGAGCGCAAAAGAAATTGGAGTAAACGGTTTTATTATCCACGCCGCAAGACGCTGAATATAGTTGCCCAAGATCTTGAAGATTTGGAAAACAGAAAGATTAAATTTTACGGATTGTCAATGCCATCGCGTGTCGGTAAATCGACTATCTGTATTTTCTTCCTTGCGTGGGTAGCTTTGCGCAGACCAAACAGTCATAGTGCTATGGGTGGTCACTCTGGTATTTTGGCAAAAGGATTTTACAAAGAGCTGATGAACCTTTTTACCACGGAAGAATATACATTTGCGGAACTTTTTGCTTATTGGCATCCGGAATACGCAAACGCAACACTTCCAACAGACAAGAGCGCGGACGAATTTACAATCACGCTTGGAGATCCGGACAGATTCGCAACAGTAACGTGCCGTGGTATTGATGGAACATGGACAGGAGCGGTCGATGTTTCAAAAGATGGATATTTGTATGTCGATGACTTGGTTCGTGATCGAGAGCATTCATTAAGCCCTACTCGAATGGAAAACACATACCAAGAGTACCTAAACAAGATGGTTGACCGTAAAAATGATGGTGCAAGGGAATTGATGGTTGGTACTCTTTGGAATGTTTTAGATCCATTGGAGCGCATGAGAAAGCAATATGAGCATGATCCCCAATACCGATTCCGTAAGATTCCGGCACTTAATGAAAATGATGAAAGCAATTTCGCGTATGAAATCAACGGATTTTCCACGGAATACTACAGAGATATGAGAGATAAACTTGACAATGCCGAATGGATGGCTAAGTTTATGCAGCAACCATATGTCCGTGAGGGATTGCTTTATACGGATTTGAGACTATTTAACGGAATCCTGCCGGATGGAGATTTCCGGCGCATCGGAGTTGTGGATGTTGCCTGGGGCGGCGGCGATAGCTTGTCAATGCCGATTGGGGCAGAATATGAAAACGGAGATGTTTATATTTACGATTGGGTATTCAACAAAGGTCCGAAAGAGGTAACAATTCCTCTTGTTGTCGGACGAATTATCGGGAATGAGATTCGGCAGACAAGATTTGAGGGAAATACCGGGGGCGATCTGTATTGCCAATATGTAGATGAAAAGCTGCAGGAACAGGACTATAAATGCTCATGCACAAGCAGAAAAGCACCAAACAAGGTTGAAAAGTTGTCGAAGATCATAGCATATTCCGGTGATGTTAAGAGAAAATTCATATTTCTTGATACGCACAGACCGACGCAGGAACAAATGAAGAAAGATTCAGATCTTGGAGTAACAAGATATTATAGAAATGATGAATATCAAGCGGCTATGGATGAACTCTCTATGTTTGTAAGTATTGGCGGTAATGAACACGACGATGCCGCAGACGGTTTAACCCAGCTTGAAATGTTTATAGAAAACCCAAACAATACCGCAAAGGTAGAAGCGGCAGTAAACCCATTCAGGAGGTATTAGGATATGACAACAGACAAATATCTTTCACAGATAAGCAGAATTGACCATGCGATTGCAAATAAGCTGGAAGAAATCAAGAAGCTATCCGATATGGCAACTTCTATATCCATATCTCCGAAAGAGGTGGATGTGCAATCATCCGGCAATCCCGATAAAATGGGGAGCGCGGTATCGAAAATTGTTGATTTACAGAATGAGGTTCAGGCACTTGTAGATGAATTGATTGATAAAAGACGGATTATCATATCGCAAATCGACAGTATGGATAATACAGATGTATATATCGTGCTTTCATCGCACTATGTCAATGGAAAAGATTGGAACTTGATTTCCGTTGAGATGAAATATTCCTACAGAAACATTATGAAACTTAGGAAAAGAGCATTGCAGGAGTTTGAAAGACGTTATGGACAGCTTTATTCTGAAAAGAGTGCATAAAAGTACACAATAGTTCACACTCTTTCACAACATTTCCTAAAACTTGCATGGTATACTAAAAGAGTAGAAAAAACAAAATCCTACAACCCCAAAAGCATATAACCCGTAAAAGGCACTGTCAGAAATGGCGGTGTTTTTTATTTACAAGAAAGAGACTTCTATGGAAAAAGTAACTATATATTGCCCGGATTGTGGAAGAATTGCCGGACATTATGATGGGAGATCTACGATAGATCATCCGTGTAAATGTAAAAAATGCAATCATATTGTGATTTATCGCGTGGCAACAGGCAAAATTGAAACAAAGCCAATACCAAAACGCGCTTGCAGTAGTGGAGTTTTATTTATATGAATACACAGTATTTTCATGACCTTGTAAAAGGCAGATATGGAAGAAAAATTGCATATGCTAACGTAGAACAGATTACGGCAGACAATATCGTAAATGTTGTCGGAAATTGCATTGGTGCATTTTATTTCAACAAGACGGTCATTCGGTATCTGTGGAACTACTACAAGGGCGATCAGCCTGTATTGTACCGAACAAAGGTACAGAATGCGGATATAACCAATAAGGTGTCTGAAAACCATGCCTATGAGATTGTTCAATTCAAGGTTGGTCAGACTTACGGTGAGCCAATTCAGCTTATCAGTAGGAAAGACGATGACCGTATAAACAATGCGGTTGATGAATTTAACGATTATCTGACCGATGCTAATAAGCAGGAAAAGGACATTAAGGCAGGAGAGTGGCAATCAGCAACCGGAACGTCATTTAAAGCGGTGCAGATTACAAATGGAGATATACCATTTAGAATTGTCGCACCGACACCAATGAATACGTTTGTTATTTATAATGAATCCACAGAAGAACCGCTTTTAGCAATCCAAGAGCTTAAGGATGCCGATGGACAGATGTATAAACTCTGCTACACGGACTCTTATGAATGCAAGATTGTAAACGGAGAGGTTCGAGATTGGAAACTGCATGGCTTTGGTGGAATCCCGATTGTTGAGTTTCCGAACAACCATGAGCGCATTTCTGATATTGAGCTTGTGATCGGACTATTGGATGCAATCAATACAATGCAGTCAAACAGAATGGATGGCGTTGAGCAGTTTGTTCAGTTTTGGATAAAGTTTGTAAATTGCGACATTGACCCGGAAACCTTTGAAAAAATGAAGATTTCCCATGCGCTGACGGTAAAATCCAATAATGAGCAGAATAAATCAGATGTTGACATTATGACACAAGAGCTGAACCAGACAGAGTGCCAAGTCGCAAAGGATGATTTGTGGGATAATGCACAGTCCATTCTTGCTATACCGACAAGAGAATCGCAAAATTCTGGTGGTGATACACAGGGGGCGGTATCTTTAAGGGCAGGATGGGACTTCTCTAAAACCAGGGCTAAACAAAAAGACCCGATAATAAAAACATCGGAAAAGAGATTGGCTAAAGTAATATTAAACGTAATAAGAATTAAAGACCATGATTTAGGGCTTACGGCAAGAGATTTTGATGTTCAAATCAACCATAGTCCTCTTGATAATTTATATACAAAAACGCAAGCACTCGATCAAATGTTAAAAGCTGGAATAAATCCAAGAATAGCAGTATCTACTTGTGGATTATGGGGAGATGCCGAAAAAGTATTTATACAATCAAAGCCATATTTCGATGTTTTGTATAAAACAGTAGATATGGTAAAAAAAGAAAATGAGAATACAAAAAAACAAGAACCGACAAGCTAATTCCTATCGGTTCTTGTTTTTACATAATCAGTTAAAATACTAACCATGAGATTGTTAAGAGAGCGAATTTCTTCTTTTGCAATAATCTCAAGAGAAGATTTAAGCTTCTTTTCCATAACAATTGTAGTTTTAACTTTACTTTCTGAAATTTTTCCTTGCGGCATATTATCACCTCTTTTTGTGTAGTATAAATTACCATCAAGTAATTGTCAAGTAACTTGCAAGTTGCTAGCAACTATGATATAATACATGTAAAGGAGATGATTATATGCCAGATAAGAAAATGGCAAGACATGTTACACATGGGTTGACAGGTAAAAGAGTTTATAAAACTTGGGAAAGCATGAAATCAAGGTGCTACAATCCTAATGATGGGAAGTATGAGAAATACGGTGGGAGAGGGATTAAAGTATGCGAGGAATGGTTAGGGAAAGACGGGGCGAGGAACTTTGCGAAATGGGCTTACGAAAATGGTTTTGATGAAAATAAACGCCAAAAAGAACAAAGTATTGACCGGATAGATGTAAATGGTAATTATGAGCCAAATAATTGCAGATTTACAGATGCAAAAATCCAAGCTAATAATAGAACAAATACTATCTTTCTTGAATATCAAGGAAAGACAAAATGCTTACAAGAATGGGCAGATGAAGTAGGAATATCAGAATCAACCATTCGTTGGAGATTGAATAACGGGTATTCAGCAGAAAAGGCACTGACTACCGAAGTAAAGAAAAATTCAAACGCAGGTAAGAGGTATTTGACATACAAAGGAGAAACAAAAACAGTTTCTGAATGGGCGAAGCATCTAGGATTTGACCCTAAAGTATTATATTCAAGAATAAAACGAGGGTGGTCAACAGAAAGAGCTTTAGAAACCCCAACTGGTGCCGACAAGTGGCATAAAACAAAATAATAAATTTGAAGATAAGACAGTCACCGAGTAATCGGCGGCTGTTTTTATTTTATAAATTTTGCACCTATGCGTGAAATAGGAGAAATCACAAGTTGAGCAACCAACGTAAAAAAGCGTAGTGAATCGGAGGTAATCATGACAAGAGAACAGGCAAAACAGAACCTTATCGCTATCGGAGTGGCAGAACCTACGGATGAACAGGTAAGCAATTATCTGAATCAAGTCAATGGCGAAACAAAGAAAGAGAAAGACAGAGCCGATGGCTACAAGGCTAAAGCTGACACAGCAGATGGTTTACAGAAACAGCTTGATGAATTGCAGGCTGGAAATCTGACGGAGCTTGAAAAGGCAAATAAGGCATTAGACACAGCTAATCAGCAAATTGCAGAATTGCAGAAAAATAATGCTGTTAGAGATTTGCGTGAAAAGGCTATGACCGATTTCAAAGTAACCGCAGAACAGGCAAAAGCAATTGTAAAAGACGATGGCAGCTTTGATACAGCCGAACTTGGAAAAATTATGTCCGAAAAAGAGACCGCCGCAGCGCAAGCCAAGGAGCAGGAGATTGCAAATGGCAGTACGAATCCGGGCGGTGGAACGGCTGGCGGAAATAAAGACAACAAAAAGACAGAAGCGGAAAAAGCCGCAGAGTCGATCGGAAAGACTTTAGCTGAAACGAATCAGACGGCTAAGTCGGTAGTAGACAGTTATTTATCGTAAGGAGGTTTTAAAGATGAAGTTTACTGAAAAAAGCGTAACAACTCAGCTTGAAATTCTGAAAAGAAAATTAGGCGGAGAACTGTTCGAGGAAATCAAACTTGATGATACCGCATTCACAGAAGGCGTGTGCAAGGCAGGAAGCCCAATCGCCGCAGATGGCAAAGTTGATAAAGAAACAAAGCCAATCGGAATTTTACTTACAGATGTTTATAAGGATGAGAACCCTAACGGAACAATCCTTAGAGCGTTTGGAGTTGTAAATTCTGCAAACATTCAGACAAGCACAGGAGAAGCTGTCGCAGAGGCGGTTAAGACAGCCCTTCCGTTAATCGTATTTGAATAGGAGGTAATACAGAATGAACATTAGAGATGCGTATAGCGCAAAAGCAATCGCGCTTGTAAACACAGAGGTAGCAAGCAATAAAATTGCGTATCTTGGTTCGGGATTATTTCCGGCTAAGAAGAAAATGGGACTTGATCTGAAATGGATTAAGACCTCCAAGGGGCTTCCGGTTTCTCTTGCACCATCAAATTTTGATGCAGTGTCAACATTAAGAAGCCGTGAGGGATTCAAACTCACAGAAACAGAGATGGCTTTCTTCCGTGAGTCTATGCTCATTAAGGAAGCTGACGAGCAGGAAATCATGCGAGCACAGGATAGCTCTGATCCATATGCAGCAGATGTATTAAGCAGAATCTTTGATGATGCAAATACTCTGATCGATGGAGCAAACGTTGTCCCAGAGCGCATGATTATGCAGTTACTCGCACCGTCCGATGGATCTCCAAAGATTTCCATTCAGGCAAACGGCGTAACTTGCGCTTATAACTACGATCCGAGCAACACATACAAGACCCACAACTTTGCAAATCTTGAGACTGCAACAGATAAGTGGGATGATCACGAAAATTCTGATCCGCTTGACGATGTTTCTGTTGCCCTTGATGCAGTCGAAGCAGAAACAGGAGAGAGACCTTCTATTATGATTGTTTCTCGTAAGACTATGGATCATCTTAAGCAAAATAAGAAGATTCGTTCCGCCATTCTTGCGCAGAATGCCACGGCAAACATCTTTATGAACGACAACCGTGTTAAAGAGGTATTCTCCAACGAACTCGGAATCAGCATTATTGTTTACTCTAAGCAGTACAAGAATGAAGCTGGTACGGCATCTAAGTTTTACCCGGACGGATTTGCAACGCTTATCCCAAGCGGAGCACTTGGAAATACTTGGTACGGTACGACACCGGAAGAGCGTACACTTATCGGAAAGCCTACAGCAGATGTTTCTATCGTAAACACAGGCGTTGCTGTTGCAATTTCTGTATCGGAAGATCCTGTACAGACTAAGACAACGGTTTCCGAAATCGTACTTCCGTCTTATGAGAGAATGGATAGCACCTATGTCATTAAGTGCTATTAGGAGGTGATCCTTTGGTTTACGAGTGCAAAACAAAATATAAGGGCAAGTGGTATATGCCAGGAGAGGAAGTACCGGATGAAAAATCTCAGGTACCTTCTGATTTTATGAATCCACCTGAAAACCCTATCACTTATACAAAGACCGAAATAAACAGAATGAGTACCGCAGACTTGCAAAAACTTGCCACAGAGCAGGGGATTGAAAACGCACAAGCGACAAGCGGTGCGGAACTGAAAGAAATTCTGATTGCAAAATTTAATCTGTAGGAGGTTAGTTTCATGGAATTAAAAGATACAGTTGAAATGATGAATAGTTCCGATTATAAGGAACGTTTTAGAGCGGAATATCAGCAGGTTGTTATTCGCTATCAGAAATTAAAGGCTATGCTTGAAAAGTGGGATTCTGGAAAACTTGATTTTGAACCTACATGTCCTAGAAGCACTTACAATATGCAGATTAAGGCAATGACTGACTATATTGCAGTCCTTGAAGCAAGAGCAGTTATGGAAGGTGTAAAGTTGTAGGAGGAGATCGCTTATGTCATACACGCTTGTCGAACAGGTAAAGATTCGTTTAAAACAATTTCATATAGAAGAGGTAGAGGACGAAGCGACCGGAGAGAAGTCCGATAAAGTTGTGTTTGATGAAAAAGAGTGTAACCCTTTGATTGAACAGCTTTTAGAGCAGGCAAGAAAAGAGATTATCAGCAGACGGAACTATCCGGACACATACACGCAAGACCAGATTGACAGTGATGTTAAGAACTATGAAAACATTATGGTCAATTTGGCAGTGTACGACCGGTCACAGGCAGGAGAAGCATACATGGCAAGTTTCTCCGAAAACGGTGTGAGCCGTACATGGAAAGACCGTGAAAGCCTTTTTGTTGGAGTGTTTCCGTTTGTAAAAGCAATGTAATTAAAGAAGATTGAGCGTGACCATTATGGTTGCAGGCGGCGCACATTAAGCGGTGGTGGGCAGTGCGTCAAAAGGAGATTCAAATGAAAAGTATTTTGATTCAAACTTATCTTGTGGCACTTCCGATAGTGCTTGGGTATATAGTTTGGCTTCTTAAGCAACAAAAGAAAAGTAGGGATGCGAACAGCAAAGGAACAATGCTCCTTTTGCGCGTCCAACTTATTGAATACCATGCAAAGTACACCAGAATCGGAGAAATACCGTCATATGCCTATCAAAACTTCTGTGAGATGTATGATGCGTACCATGCGTTAGGTGGAAATGGAATGGTTACAAAAATGAAACATGAGATTGAAGAGATTCATATAGGGAAAGGAGATAAAAGCCATGAGGAATTGGAAGGATTGGACTAAGAAAGCCGGAATCAGAGCAATCAAGACTGTTGCGCAGGCAGCGATTGCCGGAATCGGAACGGCGGCATTTATGGGCGCGGTGGATTGGAAATATGTTCTTTCTGCATCAGTCCTTGCCGGAGTGTTATCGCTTCTGACAAGTGTTGCCGGAATCCCAGAGGAAAACACCAATGCTTGACATTAACAAGCAGGAAATGAAGTATTCACAATCCGGTCAGAGGGTATTCATCCCGCAAACTGACGAAAATGGAGATATTGTCTATGAAGGGTACAAGGATTCCGATGGGAACTTTGTACCTTATTTAGATTCCGAATGCAACAAGATTCCAAAAGGCGAGGAAATTGAAGGGTTTTCAGAACCTACGACATTCAAAGCCAATATCAGCAATAAGTTGTCAGAAGCCCTTGTGAAAGAATTCGGAATTGATGATAGTACATCATACTGTCAGCTTGTCACGGATAAAGGATATTTGCCACTGAAAGCCGGTGATGTGGTGTGGAAATGTTCGGAAGTCAAACGCACTGATGATGGACTTGTGGATTCAGAAACCGCAGATTACATCGTAAAAGGTGTTGCTGATGAAGGACTGACCACGGATTTGTTTCTTCTTCGGAAGAATATTAAGTAGGTGATTGCATGAAAAAGAAACCTATTTCAATGACACTATCCACTAAGTCCATACAAGACGCTATAAAGAAATTAGAACAGTACCGCGATAGTTTACAGGCTAAATGCGATTTGCTTGTTTCTAGGCTTGCACAGGAAGGTCAGACGGTGGCAATAAAACAAATATCGAAATCTCCAATCGGGAACACGATAACGATAAGAGTAGATAAAGCACCACAGTTAATGACCTCGAACGCGATTCTGATTGCAACCGGAAAAACGGTAACGTCAGAAGATAGAGAACCGTTCTATACTTTGTTGGCGGTAGAGTTTGGAGCCGGTATTTTTTATAACTCCGAAGAGAACCCCAAAGCACCGGAACTTGGATTCGGTGTCGGCACATATCCGGGGCAAATACACGCTTTTGAAGATGGTTGGTACTATTGGGACGATAAGACCGAAACATGGCGTTATACCCACGGTATCAAAGCCACAATGCCAATGTATAATGCGGAACAACAGATTATTCAACAGTATGTAAAGATTGCGAGGGAGGTATTCGGTGGAAAATGAGTTAAATAGTTGGGCACTTGATTTTGAAGATACCGTTTACCGATTGCTGAAAGTTTACATGGAAAGCAAAGAAATCGGAATCAAGGTAACGCAGGACGAGGAATCGAACGGAACACCTGTTTTTCCAACACTTCTTATACAACAGATTGGATTTACAGAAGCCGGGAGAGATACAGAGTCTTATTTTATTAACGCAATTCGCCCAACATTTCAAATTACAATAACAAATAAAGGAAGAAGGGAAAAGATTAAGGACATTGCAGAGTATGCAGTGTCCTTTTTTAAATCAAAAAATTTTGATGTTTCAAATGCTGTGTTCACGATTTCCAAGCAAGTGCGCACGGCAACTTTTCGCGTATCGCGAATTATTGGAGCGTATGAAAATTTAGCATAGCCGCAAGGCAGAAAGGAAGCAGAAAATCATGGCATCAACAAGTTATAAGTCGCGTGTGATTATTAAAGAGCACACAGCGGAACAAGCCGACTTTGCAGGGACTTACAACCTTTTACTTGCTGCAAAGTCTATTCCATCTCCGGCATCTCCACCAAACACGGTTGAGTCAACCACGATGGAAGACCCACAGCAGACATTTGAGAAAGGTATTAAGACAGCGGATTCCCGGGAAATCACCGGAAACCTTGCAAAAGAATATCTGGAAAACATCGAAAAGCTGGGAGATAAAAAGGTTGACATTATCCACCTGTACGGCACAGATGGAATCGGTGGCGTTGCAAAATACGCATACACCGGAACTGTTACCGCGACACCGAATGATGTAGGCGGTGTAGATGAAATCCTTGAAATGACCGCAACCGTTATCCCAAGTACGGCATCGGAACTCGTTACCGACAAGCTGAAAGTCGTTGATAACAACGATGGAACATTCACTGTAACAGTGGTGGGGTAAAAAGCCTATCGGACGAGCAATCGACCGCACCGGTAGGCGAGGATGAACGGTCGATAGCAGAACTTGAAGCAATAAGATAAGCAACAATGGGGCGGTGGCAACACTGCCCCTTGCCAATATAGGGCAGAAAGGCAAGGTAAAACATGAAAGTTAAATTAGGTGGAAAAGAATATACAATTCAGTTTGCAACAAGACCATCATTAAAAGCACATATCTTACAGGATATTATGAAGACGCAGGACATGGAAGATATTTCCTCTATGGAAGATATTCTTCTTGAAACGCTTCCCAAGACGCTTCTTGTAGGATTGCAGATGCATCACAATGAAGAATTTGGATATGATTACAAAACAAACGATGGTTACGATGAGAAGCTTGAGAAGGTGTCTGACATTCTCTATGATGCGATTGATACAAACGAGATTAACTGCATGGATTTATTCGCTGATATGCAGGAGGAAATGATGACAAACGGTTTTTTAGCACAGATGATGGAGTCGTTGAAGAAAGCGCAGGAGCAGGAGCAGGAGCAGGAGAAGAAAAAGACCCCATCCAAAGCGAAAGCCAAGAATTAACATGGGAATATTACGTTGCGGAAATCCGTCCGTTTTACCTTGTGGTAACGAAAGGCTACGGATTTTCCGTTGATGATATAGATATGATGAATCCAGAGTTGCTTAAGCCTTATGTGGATGCATATAAGGCAGAATGGAAGCAACGCGATATGGAAATGTATATGTGGTTCGGCAGATATGCAACGTCAGCACTTGTGACAGCAATAGACGCGACATTCGGTAAGGGTAATAGTAAGTACGTGAAAGAAACTTGCTATGATTCCATCGAAAAGCATAATACGGACGATCCCGATACAGAGATACGAGAAATGCTTAAGGCGGAAGAAGCATGGGCGGCTGAATCAAGGAAATCACATTTACCAAAGCCAAAGATAGTTTAAGAAAAGAGGTATTGCTATGGCAGTAATTATCGGAAGTGCGCGGCACGATGAACACGGAAACTGCTATTCTGGTGGAAAAGCCGGAGACCAGACCGGACAGGAAGTGTCTACGCAGAAGTTTTACAACCATTCTAAGGGATGGTACGTGCTAAGGGCGAAGGATAATAAGGTTGCAGAGAAGTTAGCTGAAGCTATGAAGATTGCGTGTGGCAACAAAAATATCGGCTATGACCAATCGGAACGCTACGGAGTCATTAAGCATGGCATTAACACAAAGGTCAAGACGGAATGCGATTGTTCTTCCCTTGTACGTGCCTGTATTATCTATGCATCCGGCAAGGATGTGGGAGATTTCAATACATCAAATGAACGACCGGTAATTTTGAAATCCGGTTTGTTTGATGATATGGGGTCTTATCATGCCGGTTTTATTCTTCGCAACGGAGATATTCTTGTGACACGCATAAAAGGGCACACAGTTATTGTTGTAAAAGGTGCAAAGAAATGCAAAGCCAAGTATTATCCGAAGTATACCGGAAATTCCGGTTCAATAGTCGAAGCATTAAAAGCGGTTGGGGAAGATGATGTGTCGAAAGAACATCGTGCGGAAATCGCAAAAAAGAACGGATTTTCCAATTTTAAGTTTACATCAGAGGAAAATTCAAAGATGATTTATCTTCTGAAAAAGGGAAAACTGAAAAAGTAATTCAAGGGCGGTAGGGGTCAAATCTTACCGCCTTTTTAACCGGCTATCAATGTGGAAGATAGCCGCTAACCTAAAAAAGTTATAGGAAGTTGGTGGATAAATGGAATTAGAGTCTCTTGAAATAAAAATCCAAGCACAGGCACAACAGGCAAGCGGTCAGATAGACGCGCTTGTGACAAGACTTGGGCGATTATCTTCCGCGCTTTCTGGACTTAGTACCGGAAATCTGAATAGTCTTTCCACAGGGGTAAACCGACTTGCAGGGGCAATGACGGCAATGCGTGGAATTGATACACGGACTTTTTCTTCAGTTGCAAGAAATGTAAGCAAATTAGGCTCTATCAACAGCAAACAGATTAATGCCGCGGCCGGTTCTATGCGTCAGATTTCCAATGCATTAAAAGGGATTTCTGGAATGTCAGCATCTGTTAAGGGTATGACCGACCTTGCATCTGCAATCAAACAGCTTGGCTACCAGAGTTCCACCAAGGCGATTGAAAATATTCCGAAACTTGCAGTTGCTATGCGACAGCTTATGTCTGAACTGTCGAAAGCCCCTAGTGTAAGCCGGAATATTATTGACATGACAAATGCATTGGCAAAATTATCACGTACCGGTGGAGCGGCAGGAACAGCGGCAAAAAGCATCACAAGCTCATTTAGCGGATTTAGTTCCGGTGCTTCTGCGGTTACCAAGAAGTCGTTCTCCCTTGCGTCTGCAATCGGAAAAGTGTATGCAACGTACTGGGCTTTATTCCGAGGATTTAGGCTACTTGGAGATGCCATTGACATATCATCCTCACTGACAGAGGTTGAGAACGTTGTAAGGCAGACATTCGGGCAGTACGAAAGCCTAATTAACAATTTCGCAAAAACATCAATTGAAAAATTCGGTATGTCCGAGTTATCCGCGAAACAGTTTGCAAGCCGTTTCCAAGCAATGGGAACTGCCCTTGATATTCCGCAAGGGCAAATGGCAAAAATGTCTATCCGGTTGACAGAATTAGCCGGAGATATGGCTTCATTTTATGATGTGAGCCAAGAAGATATTGCCAAGAGTCTGCAATCTGTATTTTCCGGTACTACGGCACCTATGCGGCGTTATGGTATCGACTTGACACAGGCAACATTAAAGGAATGGGCGTTAAAGCAAGGACTTGATGCGAACATTTCCTCAATGACGCAGGCTGAAAAAGCCATGTTACGTTATCAGTATGTGCTTGCGCATACAACCAATATCACCGAGGACTTCAAGAGGACGCAAGATAGTTGGCATAACCAGATAACCATGCTTAGAGAGAACTTCAAAGCACTTGGAGCGGTTGTTGGTGGTGGTTTAATCAATGCATTTAAGCCATTTATCAAGGTGCTTAATGCAGTTTTGCAGAAGGTGATTTCTTTTGCGGAAATGGTCACAAATGCTTTAGGTTCAATCTTTGGATGGAGATATGAAGCAAGCAAAGGGGCAGGAATCAGCGGTCTTGCTGATGATATTGGAAGCGCGTCTGACGGCATGGACGATTTAAGCAATGCCGCAGGAAGCGCAGGGAAGAACACAGGCGGTATCGCAAAAAATGCCAAGAAAGCAAAAAAGGAAATCCAACAGGCAACTCGTGCATTTGATGAATTAAAGGTTATTTCAAAACAGAGTAAAGATAACACTTCCGGTTCTGGAAGTGGTGGAAGTGGTGGCGGTTCTGGTGGTTCCGGTGGTGGAGATACCGGAAAACTAGTTCAGACTGACACGATTTTTAAGAAATTCAAAAGCGACATCAAAGACCTTGAAGGACTTGGAGAATCTATCAGAGCTGCCCTTGTAAAAGCCGTTGGTGGCATTGAATGGGATGAAATATATGCTAAAGCTTCTGGCTTCGGAACAGGACTCGCAGAGTTTCTAAATGGTTTGTTTTCAGAAGATAAAAAGGGAAATAGCGTATTTACTGCAACCGCAGATGTGATTGCAGGAGCGTTGAATACTGCAATATTCGCATCAAAAGGATTTACGGATAAATTTAAGTTTAAAACATTTGGCAAGAATGTTGCACATGGATTTAATCGTTTCTTTAAAAAGTTTAAATGGAAACAGTGTGCAGAAGCTATCAACGGATGGGTTGATGGTTTTTGGAAGTTTGTCCGAGGATTCTTTGATGATTTGAGTTGGAAAGATATTTTCAATGGATTAAAAACGTTTCTAACAAATTTAACACCAAAGAGTTTGGCTACAATTCTCATGTTTTCTGGTGGAAAACTTGCGCCTATAGTTTCATCTGCGCTTTGTTCCATACTTGGGTTTACGAGCGGAGGAAAAGGCGGAAAAGGTGGAAAGACTTTCAAACTCAACGGTCTTGGATTGGCGGCGTTTATTGCAACTATAGGTTTTCAATTGTCTGAAAAAAAGACAGATTTTACATCCTCTGTTGTAGAAGCATTGGCGGCTGGTGGAGCGGCATTTTATATGTCAGGCGGAAATCCGTATTTTGCGCTTGCCGGAGTAACGGTTTCGGTTGGAATTTCTCTTGGAAAGTTTTTTGTTGAAAAAAGTGATTCTATGAAGAAAGGAATTAAGAAACTTAAAACTAACATTGACACAATGTTGGGTAAAACAACAACTACTACTGGATTAGACGGAAAAAAGACAACGATCAAAACACCTTTGAGCCAATTAGGAAAAGGAAAGGTGAAAAAAAATGCATATTCTGGAACAAAAGAAATGCGGGATAACTATTCAAAGATTGTTGCAAATCGTGAAAAAAATTATGGAAAGGGAAAGGTTTCTGTTACGGCGGAAATTACATCCGCATCGGACAAACTGTCCGCAAAAAATAAAAAATTAAAAGGTTTTACCGCTGATTTAGAAAAGAATAAAGATAATATAGCGGCTAAAAATAAATCCTTAAAGAACTATACAGCTAACTTATCCAGCAATAAAGACGGGATTAAGCTGGGAGATAAATCTTTAAAGAATTTTACAGCAAATTTATCGAAAAACAAAGATGTTATTCCAACCAAGAATAAATCTTTAAGCAATTATCTTGCAAATATATCCAAAAATAAGGACAAGATAAAGTCAAGTGATAAAACACTGGGAAATTACACGGCTAGTTTAACAGGAAACAAAGATAAAATACCTGACAAATACAAGAGGGTAAGCAATTACACCGCGGAGCTTATTGCAAATAAGGACAAGATTAAAAGAAGTGATAAGACATTAGATCACTTTACAGGCACTCTGACGAGGGTAACTGATAATATAAAGCCTGCAAACAAAAGACTTGGTGGATTCACTGCACTCATAACCTCTTTTGTGAACAGAATTAAAAATGCAGTATTAGACTTCACGGCTAGACTTACAGGAAAGAGTACAAAGAAAGCTGATGGCGGCGTATTTTCCGGTGGAAGTTGGAAACCGATTAAGAAATACGCAGTCGGTGGATTGCCAAACATGGGACAGATGTTCGTTGCGAGAGAAGCGGGACCGGAACTTGTCGGTACGCTTGGCGGTCATACGGCAGTAATGAATAACGACCAGATTGTATCGTCTGTTTCTTACGGAGTTGCACAGGCTGTAAAGGAAGTTATTCAGCCACTTGTGAAAATGGGTGGAGGAAATAATCGACCGATTCAGATTTCACTTGACGGAAAAGTTATCTTTGACAGCACACGACAAAGTGCACAAGAGTATTTTAATCGTACCGGAATGTCACCATTCCCGGTGTAATCTAGTGACTTTTGCTCTTGTCTGTGGTACAATACATAAAAATCATAGACAAGGGTGCATTGTTCACCGGAAAGGGGTTACATATGAAAAGGTTTAAAAAATTTTTTACAGTAGCAGCATTATCGCTTTCAATGCTGACAACAAGCGTAGCAACGCAGAACATTGTTGGGGTACAGGAAACTGTGCAGGCGGCAACTATCAAATTAAACAAGAAAGCCATTTCGCTTGATGTTGGGAAAACACAGAAATTGAAAGTTACCGGAACAAAAGCAAGAGTTAAATGGAGTTCAACCGAACCAAGCATTGCAAAGGTAGGTAAAAGCGGAATTGTTACGGCAGTATCATCCGGAACGGTAACGATCAATGCTAAAGTTGGAAAGAAAGTGATGTCTTGCAAAGTAAGTGTGAAAGAGAAAATCAACAGACTTGCATACGAAGATTCGAGCATTAGGGTTTACTTTACAGGGCTAAAGAAGGGAACATATCCGGACGAACTTATAGCTTGCTTGACAATAGAAAATATTACAGACAATAATATTACGGTTAATTCTGACACATCATCAGTAAATGATGTTATGGCAGAAGGAGCGTTATATCAAGATCTATCTCCACATAAAAAAGCCTATGTAACGTGGTGGACAATGGATGATAACATTGTGAGCTTGCCAATAAAGAATATTGACAACATACAACTATCCCTAGTTGTCTGGAATGAGGACTCGGAAGATTCCGACTACTACGTGACAGATTCTTTTGGATTACTGAAATGAGTTAAAGGATTTTTGGGAGGAATTTGATCATGAAACAAAGTGGATGGGGAATTGCATCTTTAGTGTGCGGAATAGCAGGCATTTTGTTAGCGTGTGTTGCGATAGGTGTAGTTCCTGCAATAATCGGTCTCGTATTCGCAATAATTGCACTTACGCAAAAATGGAAAGGGCATGGAACTGCAATTGCAGGTCTGGCTTGTTCAATAGTTGCGATAATTATTTTTATTTTTGCGGCACTTGTATTTGACGAAAGTGATTCAGACCAACCTAAAAAAGTTGAAAACAGTCGAGATGCGGAAGTATTGGACGATGAAACGGAAGAATCGACCGATTCATACGATGACTACTTCACATTAGGCGATTCGGTTGAGACTAATGACTTGATAATAACATTTTCATCTGCAAAATTAACATTGGACGATGTTGCGTATCAAAGTCCTGATGATGGAAATGCGTTTATGAAACTAGATTTCGAGTTTGAAAATATATCAGATGAAGATCAAGACATTTCTGGATATGATTTTTCTGCATACGCAGACGATTATGCTGTTGATTACATAGACAGCACATTTGACACAACGCTTAGTCCGGGTAAAAAAACTAAAGGTTCAATATATTTTGAAGTGCCTATGGACACGAATGTTTTTGACACAGAATACAGTACAAGCTATTATGGAAATTCAAAAGTAAAATTTTCAATAGTGGCAGAAGAATAAAAGTATAAGCCGTGGGAACACGGCTTATTTTAATTCCAAAATCGGATTGACACAAAATCAAAAATAGTCTATCCTTATTACTAAGGAAACAACCTTATCCGTGAAGATGCGGATTACTTACTCGAACGCCATACTGTACGAAAGAGGAAACCAATGTGATTTCACAAGTGGCTTCCTCTTTTTTATTCAGATAAAAATGTATGGAGGTAGACACGAATGAAAAAATCACAACTTATGCTTAAGATTCAAAACAGCATTGAGGTATTCGAGAATCCAATATTCGGACAGATCAGAATGGCCATGGTCGATGATGAACCGATGTTTTGCCTTATTGATGTTTGCAGGGCATTGGAAATTAAAAATGCTACAGACGTAGCAAAAAGGCTTGATGAAGATGAACTGACTAGATTAAATCTAGGCGGTCGTGCAGGAGAATCAAATTTCATTACAGAGAGCGGCTTATATGCGGTTATCGTTCGGAGCGATAAACCGAACGCAAAGAAGTTTCGCAAGTGGGTAACATCCGAGGTTCTTCCTACAATCCGTAAAACAGGTGGGTATGTCAATAATGATGAATTATTTATTTCCACTTACCTGCCATATGCAGATGAAAACACTAAGCTGATATTTTCACAGACATTAAAAACTGTTAGAGAGCAGAACGAAACCATTAAAAGACAGCAGAAAGAAATCATCCATAAGGAAGATGTTATTATCGGACTCGTTGATGATATCGACCTGGCAACCAAGAGACAGCGGATAACACAGATTGTCCGTTTCGGTGCCGATGGAAAGTATCAAGAACGCTATTCGTTGCTTTATGGAGAATTTGAAAGGAAATATCACTGCAACCTTAAATCAAGGATGGAAGGGTGCACACTCAAACCGAAAGTAAGAAACAAGATGGATTATATCGACAGGGAAATGGGAATGATTCCGCAGTTGTACGAAATCGCTTGCAAACTTTTTGAAAACGATGTAGAAAAGCTGAAATCTGAATGGGAATCAGTAGTAGCTTAAAATTTAATCAAATGGATAGCATCTACCAAACGGTAGGTGCTATTTTTATACCCATTTTTAGGAGGTAAACGATGGGATATGGTGGATATTTAGTAAAGTTTGGCAATTATACCATACCGAACAGTTTAATAAAGCAGGACACGTTTAGTTCCTATGTGAACATGCAGGACAAAGACCCATGGACGGATGAAAACGGATATGAGCATCGTGATGCCGTGGAACTGAAAGCTTTAAAGGTCGAGTTTGAAACCAAAGCCATGCTGACTGAAAAGCAGTTTGATGATTTTTGGAAGAACATAGAAAAGAACTATACCAAGGCAAAGGAGCGCGGTGGATATATCACGGCATACGTGCCGGAGAAACGCGGATATGTGACACAGTACGGATATATTGCTGACATTCAGCCTACGTTCTATTCTGTGGCACATGGGAAGATAAAATATGACCCAATCAAATTTTCGTTTGTAGGTGGTGTGTATGATAAATAGTAGTTTGAAAGAAAAGTATTGGGATTCCTCGACAGATAAACAGATGGTCATATCTGTTGTTGGAACGAATCAAAAAATAGACAATTCGATGCTTGAAATCGGTACGTTTGCGCTTGAAGAAAGTCTTTGTTCGGAATCTGAATTAAAGTTTGGAGCGTGCGAAGCGAATTGTGTAAAATTCACAGCACGAAACACCGCAGGAAACATTATTGGAAAGACAATCTCTATCGAAGAAACGATTGACGGAGATAGCCAAAATCCGATGCCATACGGAGTTTTTAAGGTTGCATCCGATGTTCCTACGGCTGACCGCACAAAACGGCAGATTACGGCATATGACGCTATGTATGACATTATCAATACGGATGTAAAGTCTTGGTATGCAGGACTTAGCTTTCCAATGACACTTAAGCAGTTCCGTAATAGCTTTTTTGCGTATCTTGGAATTGCGCAAGTAGAAACAAGCCTTGCCAATGATTCCATGACGGTCAATAAGACGATTGTAGCCACACAGACGGACGATTCAAGTGCAGTCACAGAAGAATCCGCTATCAGCGGAAAAACCGTTGTAACGGCAATATGCGAGATTAACGGATGCTTTGGAAACATCAACCGGAATGGCAAGTTTGAGTATGTCTTTCTGAAAAAAATCGTAAGCGCACTTTATCCGGCAGAAGATTTATTTCCGGCAGACAATTTATTTCCGTCTGACGCAAATACAGAGTCCATGACCGGACACTATATCACGTTTGATTACGAGGACTTCCAAAGCAAGGAAATCACACAGCTAGAAATCAAGACAAGCGAAGATAACGCTGGTGCTATTGTTGGAACTGCCGGAAACAACTATTCGATTACAGGAAACTTTCTTGTATCAGACAAGACCGGAGCAGAGCTGGAACAGATTGCAAATAACCTATTGCCGATTATGGCAAAAGCAGCATATACACCGATTAAAAGTTGCACCTGTGTCGGCAATCCATGTCTGACACTTGGCGAACCAATCCGATTCAATACCACGAGAGAGATTGTTGAAACGTATCTATTGCAACGCACTTTAACCGGAGTACAAAGCAAGAGAGATTCAATCTCGGCACAGGGAACGCAGACGCACTCTGCAAAGGTCAATTCTATCAGAGACACGATTGAAAGCGTGGAAAGACGTACCGGAAAGTTAGAAAGGAATGCAGACCATCTTCAATCCACGTATGAGGATTTAGAGGAACAGACAAATACCAAGTTTGAGCAGACCGAAAAAAGCATTTCTGCAGAAGTCAACCGCGCACAAAAAGCAGAGGGACAATTAGACGCATCATTGGAATTGAAACTTGGAAGAGATGAAAACGACCAAGTCGTTTCGATGATTAATGCAAGTGCCGACCAGATTACGCTTAGCGGAAACAGACTCATAGTCAACAGCAATAACTTCCAGCTTGATGGCGATGGCCGAGTGTCAATCGTTGATTCATTGAACTTTATTGCAACGTCACAAGGAGATGACCTTGTAATTATTGGTCTCGATGCAAGAGGAAGGCCAATGCTGCAAAACATACGCATTGACCTAAACTCTGTAACAGATCAAGATGGAGTAGCCATAGGGGATCATGCAAGTACGGCAGATCATGCGACAACCGCAGACTCTGCAACAACTGCAGAAAGTGCAAGGCAGTGTATAATGGCATCAACCGCGCATTATTTGCAAGGTATTGGACTATCCGATTATGTACGAATTTCCGGCAATGGAAATCTTATTCCAAGTTCTAGTTCTGTGTATTGCGGAACTACAGAAAATCCGTTTGCCGGTGGGTATTCTTCCGGTGGTTGGAAAACAACGTCTGACCGCAGGAAGAAAAAAGATTTCCGAAAGCTGTTAGAGGATGATCGGTTTGAAAGATTTTTCGAGTTACTGCAACCTATGGAATATCGGCTCATAGAGAATGATAAGAAAATGCACATTGGATTTGTTGCACAGGATGTCGAACAGGCAATGACGGATTGTGACATATCTGAAAATGAGTTTTACGGACTGGAACATGCGGTATTCTCCGAAAAAGATTTTGAATCTAATGAGGAATGGGAAAAATTCTTAGAGCAGAATGGTGGCGCAAATGATATGTATACATTGTGCTATCAAGAGTTTATTGCGCTTAACACTGCCATGATACAGAAACTGCAGAACAGGTGTAACGATTTTGAACGCAGACTATCCGCATTAGAAAGGAAGTGATTAGATGGCATATCAGAAAATCTATAGCCGCGAATATTGGGAGAACCTTCCAAGCGAAAAGACCGCAATTAATCGAAATAGGCTGAACAACATAGAGGGCGGCATTGATGCAATCGACGATCGTGTGTGCGCACTCGACACCACGAAAGTTGACTTGACCAAAGCTAACGAACTTGTAAAGGAAATCCTTTGGGATGAATCCAACGGAACGCTGACGGTCGTTAAGATGAATGGTTCCAAGGCGGTCATTGATACCAAGTTGGAGAAGCTGGCAGTCAACTTCACATACAATCCGCAGACACAACAGCTGATTATTACACTTGATGATGGCACAACGCAGAATGTGGACTTATCATCTCTGATTACAGAGTATGAATTTCTCGATTCTGATACGATTGCATTCGAGATTACGGGTGGCAAGGTTAAGGCTATCGTTAAGAATGGTTCGATTACCGAGGATAAGTTGCAACCGAACTTTTTAGCGGATATTAAGGTGGAATCTGCCAAGGCTACAGCGTCTGCCAAAAGCGCAAAAGAGTCCGAAGCCAACGCGGCAAAATCCGCCACAGATGCCAAGGACAGCGCAGACCGAGCGCAGGAAATCGAAAACGAGATTAACAAGAAACTCACAATGACAGAATTTGATGTGAATGAGGATGGAGAGTTGATTTACACGGACAATTCTGCTTATAACTTTGTCGTTGACAATGACGGAAATTTAAACTGGGAGGTGGCTTAAATGGCTATAGCAGGAAGAGTGGCAATTGTGCCAAAGGGCGATTGGAGCGCAGATGCTACATATAAGAGATTGGATGCAGTGACATATAACAATACACTGTATTTTGCGAAAAAAGATGTTCCGGCAGGAACGGTAACGAGTAACACGGAGTATTGGTCGAAGTCGATTGTGGGTGGTGCTGGTGCGATTGCAACAACAGAGGATGCCGGAGTTGTAAAGCCGGACGGAAAAAGCATGAGCGTAGATGAAAGTGGAACGCTTAGTATTAACTTGGATGGCACCACAATTACATTGGACGAAGCGAAAAACGTCATAAAGCTGGCTGACACATTAAAAGATAAAATTAACGGTGCATTTCCAGCGGCGAACTTAATCAACAACCTTACAACCACAGAAGCCGGATTTGGGTTGGATGCACGGCAAGGGAAAGCCTTGGATGATAAAATCACCGAAATAAACGGCAGTTTAGAGAATATAGTTCCGTTGATACAGGATTGTAACATTGTTAACTCGCATTTTGCTTATGCCGCACCAGATACGCTACATACTCCAGCAGCGGAAGGTAAGACAAACTCGACTATAAGCATCATATTAACTGTTATAGTTCCCATGTCCACCGAGAATGTTTCTATCAATACACAATATTCGTTCACCGCCGTAACCGGAGAAATATTTGTCAGGACAATAAATGAAGGAACAATAGGAGAATGGCGGTTGATTTAAGAAATAATATTCCAATCCTGCCAATTTCCCGAATCTTTAACACGAACGGCTAATTTGCCGTTGTATTGTTTAGCTATAGATACACCTATTTGAATCGCATAACCAATACTTGAGTCAATAAATGGAATTGTTAAAAGTATCGTATGAAAATTTGGAAACGGATTATTGGTAGAAGCATCATAATTGACGTTTGGCGGCATATGTGTAAGCCCAGAATCGGCATCGTTTGCATCATTTGTTTCTTTAGTAGAATAAAATACATTCTCTAAACTGCCGTTTAAATAAGTTTAGTAACTCGTAAATTTACACATAGAAAGGAATAAAAATTATGGACAAAATTATTTTAGCCAACAAAACAGAATTTGAAATCGCCGATGGTGCAAGCCTTGGAAACATCCAGATCAAAGCCGAGAACTTCGAAGCCGTCAAGACCATCACGGATGCATTTTCTGCGGACAACCTGCAGGAAGTTACATTTACACACAACGATGCAGTGTCGGGGAAATACACCAATCTGAAATCCGATGGGTTTACATATGTTCCGAATATGGGCGAGGATAGCGCAGAAGATGGCACATATACCGTAACAGTAAGACTTAGAACAAAGACGGAAATGGAAAAAGCAATTGATGAACTTAAAGCAGGGCATGAGGCAAATGCAGAAGCAATCCAAGAACTGGCAAGCATTACCGCAGGAAGTGAGGTGTAGGATATGGTTAAATTCTATGTGAGACGTATTCTTATAGACAAGAAAATGACGATTGATGAAGTGCCGATGCGTTGGCGCGCAAAAGTGCAAGAAGAGATTGAGAAACAGCTTTCCGCTTCTCTGCAATGACATTTCCTGTCGAAACTTGCGACCGAAAAATGTTGAAATCATGCATATTGCAGTGATACTATGGACTTGTCCGAAAGGACACTTCAAGTTCTGGCATGGGTGGGGTTTGGCATGGCTCCGCCCATAATTGGGGATTGACTATAATATCTGTATCGCTACATAGGGCACATGATTGGGGGTTTTAGGTTGGGAAAAGAGTACTACAAAAATGAAATCATTAAACTTATTGAAAAATGCGAAAATTTGCATTGGTTAAAAACCATATATGCATACATAAGTAACTTATTAAAATAGGAAAAGAGCCAAGGGTCTGCGCATTGCCCTTGGCTCTTTTTTACTTTTTGTCTGAAATCATATCTACTAAATTTTCTAAGGCTGTCCAATCGCTTTCGCTTAATTTGCACAGTGCAGAAACAAGTCGATACTTAAAGTTTTCATCACCTAATCTTTGGATTTCTCCAAGCATTGCTGAAATCTGTTCGTCTTTTGATAACTCAACAAACATTTCTCCGTTTCCGGTGCGAAGCCAATCTTGATTTACATTAAATTTTTCACATATATCAAAAATTGTTCTTTCAGACGGTTTTTTTGTTCCTGTTTCAATTTGCGCTATAAAATTTCTCGAAAGACCAATTTTTGAGGAAAACTCTTCTTGTGTCAATCCTAATCGACTTCTTAATTCTTTGATTCTTTCATTCACTATTTATCCTCCTTTCATATATACTATATAACAAAAATGTCCCCTAGTCAACAAAAAAGTATTGACAAAATGTTTCTTGGGGACTATACTTTGTTTACAAGGTCAACAAAACCTTAAAATTAAAGGAAAGAGGTGAGAACATGAAGAAAATGACGTTCAGACAAAAGCGCGACTTACTCGATAAGTTTGAGCCGTTCATTATTGGCGGAGTTCAATTCATAAGTGCATTGGCTGGAGCTGCTGTCGGAATAGCTATCTGCTACTTTTTCTAAATGATATGTGGCGGTTGCCGTGATTATGGCAACGACAAATGGGATAAGGATATTTCTCAAAAATGAAAGGAAAAAGTATTCTTTATAAAATCTTCCTTTTGGAGAAACTATAAAGCTAAAATTTGATCTATCCGCAGATGTACTTACTTTTGTTACATATCCTTTATCCTGCAAATCCAAAAACGCTTGATATACATCTTCTTCATCGAATTTGCCTATTTCGGAAAGTTCGATTGAAAAATTTGTTTTAGATATTTTCTTTAATATTATTCTTTCAATTTTTAGAAGCATGTTAATTCCTCCGTTTTTGAAAATATTATATCACAGAAAGGAAGCGAAAATATGGATAATTTAGTACACATTGGAAATGCGGATATTTCCATCAAAGAGTACAAAGGCGAGCGAGTGGTCACATTTAAGGACATTGACATGGTACATGAAAGACCAGACGGAACAGCGAAAAGAAATTTTAATACGAACAAAGCACGCTTCGTTGAGGGAGAAGATTACTTCATTGTAAGCGCGGACGAAATTCGTACAAGCCGCATGTTTCCTATATCTGACAAGGATTTTATGAGCAAAGCACTCATTACCGAGCAGGGCTATCTGATGTTAGTAAAGTCATTCACGGATGATTTGGCATGGGAAGTGCAAAGAAAATTAGTTTCTTCTTATTTTAATGTACATCAAAGTGTTAACGATCAGTTATCTCCGGAATTGCAAGCATTGCAAGGGCTTCTTAATCAGATGGTTCAAAAAGAACTTGCTGACAAGGAAAGAGACAGGCAGATTGCCAAGGCACAGGACACAGCGCAGAAAGCCATTGAGACAACTGAACATATCAAAGAAGCGGTGAAACCGGTATTTGATAATTGGAGAAATGAAATCAATGCCAAGTTTAACCGGATTCAGAGAAATGCAGATTGTCAATTCAATGTATTGAGGACTGAAATGTATTCAGAACTTGAACACCGTGCCGGATGCGACTTGAGTAGAAGAATTAGAAACAGACGTGAGCGCATGGCAGAAATCGGATGCACGAAAACAGAAATCAGCGCATTGAATAAAATGGACATTATTGAGGATGATAAGAAATTGCGTGAAATCTTTTCGAAAATCGTAGCAGAGTACGAAATCAGATATTGCGCATGAAAGGAAGTGATTGAATGAGCGAAAAAGAAAAACGTGTTGTCGAAAAACTTCGTGATGCCATTCCGAATATGACAGATTTTCAGAAAGGATATGTCCTTGGAATGGTAGAGAGTTCTGCTTCGAAACATAGTGAGCAGGAAGAAGAAGGTGATAAAGGGAGAGAGCATGAATGAAAAAGGTAATCCAATTCATCATAGGTGCGGTTGCAATGGAGTATTCCTTAGTTGCCGCGTGTTATATGGATAGTGAGGGCGCGTCCGGGAATATGTCGACTATTAAATTTGTAGCCGGTGCGGTAATTGCGGCAATCATGTATTACTGGTCGGAAGTAGACCGAAAGAGAGCTGAACTTGACAAGCGAATTAAGAGAAAACGCAGAATGAGAGAGGATGCATGGTAGGCGTTGTGTATATAAGTGGCACGAGATGTTCCACGAAAGAAAAGCGTATGCTTGCTGAACTTTTGGCAGGGAAACGAAAGAAACAGAATGATAAAGAGAATTTTGAAAAGGTTCTTGACAGAGAAATGGAGAGGAGAAGCAATGGAGAACAAAATAACACTGATCGGTGATGTTGTATCAGCACCAAGGGAAAGCCATAAATCAAGCGGTAAGATTTTTTATAAATTTTTCATCGGAGTTGAAAGAAAAAGCGGTGTTGCAGATATACTTCCGGTACTTTTCGACAAAGAAATCAGCGATACAGGAATTAGCGGAACAGTATGTGTCAAGGGGAAGATAATTACCCGGCACGTAAAAACAGGGTCTGGGAAAGCCATTCTTATGTATGTTATGGCGGATACAATTACGAAGCCAGAGCATGATAGACCTTTGAATGAAGTAAGTCTTGATGGAATTATCGAGGAAAAGCAACTTAGAGAAACACCGCTTGGTCGTAAAATCTGTGATGTGAAACTCAAAACTTTAAGAGAAAACGGAAAAGAGGATTTGATTACTTGTATCGCATGGGGAAAGTGTGCAGAATATACAGACTCACTTGCTTTAGGCGATAAGGTAAGCACGTACGGCAGATTGCAGAGCCGGAGATATAAGAAAACGTGTAAAGATGGTCGCGTTGTGGAAAAAGTTACATATGAGTTGTCAATAAAAGGAATCGTGGGGGTGTAACATGGGGAAGAAAAATTATGTTTATGTTCCAAGGGATGAGTATGATGAGCTGATTGAGTATAAGTTGCATATCAACGCACTGTATGAATTCATTACGAAAAAACATGCCAGCAGCATTAAAGCGTGCGGACATAAGTGCGAAACTATCTGCATGGAAGCTATCGAACTTGCTTGTGGATATTATGACAATGAAAAATATTTCAACAATCTGAAAAGAGAATATAAGGAAAGGATGGAAAAGAAATGATTTTAAAATCACTACATGGGGAGAACTTCAAGGGCATTAAGAGCATTGACATTAAATTTGGGGAGAAAAAGACAAAGATTAGCGGACAGAACGCGTCCGGAAAGACTACGATTTTTGATATGTTCGCATGGTTGCTTTTTAACAAAAACAGTGCCGGAGAGGAAAAGTTCAATGTCAGACCATTGGATAAGGACGGGCACCGCATCGACAACGTGGAAATCAAGGTCGTGGGAGTTATTGACGTTGATGGGAAAGAAGTAGAACTTTCCAAGGTTCAGAAACAGAATTGGGTTAAGAAGCGTGGAACTAATACGGTATCATTGCAGGGAAACCCAAATTCTTATGAGATTGACGGCTATCCGAAAAGCGAAGCTGAATTTAAGGCTTACGTTTCCGGCTTGGCGCAGAGTGAGGAAATGTTTAAGATGCTGACCAATCCGCAGTATTTTTCTTCTTTGAAATGGAAAGAACAGCGCGATATTCTGATGCGCCTTGCAACGGATGTATCGGATGTTGAACTGGCGCAGACAGATGCTAAGTATGCCCCATTACTCGGCGAGTTGGAGAAAGCACCGTCCACAGATGATATCCGTGCTAAGTTTTCCAAAGCGTTATCTGAATGGAAGAAGAAACAGGCTGAAATTCCGGTTCGTATTGATGAAGCCGAGAAATCCAAGGTTGATGTTGATGTGGCAGAACAGGAGTTATTGAAAGCCGATTTGGAGAGAAAGATTGAAGCACTTGAAGATTTAATTGAGAAATCTGATGTTCGGATTGATGAAATGCGCAACGAAGAAATGCATTGTCAGTTTGAAATGTCAGCTATCGCGCAGACAATGAATAACGAACTTTCAAGCAAGAGACATGAGATTGAAAATCACAAATATGACCACGAACGAAAGTTAGAGGATGTTTGTTCATCAATCAGAAAAGCGCAGGATTCTATTGAAAGCAATAAGAAATCAATTTCTGAACAGACTCTTAAGAAAGCTGACCTTGCGAAAAGGTACAAAGAGGAAAAGGAAAAGAAATTTGACGATTCCAAGTGGGTATTTGACGAATCCACAACGGTTTGTTCGTTATGCGGACAAAGATTGCCGGAAGATAAAATAGAGTCTTTAAGAGCCGATTTTTCGCAGAGAAAGGCAGATGCAATCGAAGCATTTAATGAAGAACACGCGAAAACACTTGCCATGATTGTTGATGATGGAAATGCGTGTGCTGAAATGATTAAGAAGCTGACCAAGGACAACAAAGAGTTAGAAAACACGATTAACACCTTGAAACTGCATGAAGCGGAAGAAATTGACATTATCAAAGGATATGACGAACAGATTTCTAAGATTCCGACTTTCGCTGATTATATGCAGAATGCGGAATATGCCAAGTTAAAGGCCAAACAGGATAAATTGCTTACTGATATTGCAGAGTTAGAATCCAAGGGTGCAGATAAGGCGGTAGAGGACGCAAAAGCCGATAAAGCAAAATTAAAGAGCCAGCTTGACGAAGTAAATAAGGTTATTGCACAGGTGGCTAACAACGTTATGATTGATGATCGTATCGAAACGCTTAGAGACGAGCAGAAAGAAATCGGGCAGAAAGTTGCAGACCAGGAACAGATGCTTTACCTCTTAGAAGAGTTCATTCGTTTCAAGCTGAATAAGGTTTCTGAATCCATCAATAGTCATTTTAAGACAGTAAACTTCAAACTCTTTGAAATGCAGTTAAATGGCGGCATGAAAGATTGCTGTGAGTGTACCGTAAATGGAGTCGGATATTCAGATTTGAATAATGGTCACAAAATCGTAGCCGGACTCGATATTATCCGCTCATTAAGCGAGTTATACGGTGTGAGCGTGCCGATTTTTGTTGATAACGCAGAATCGCTGAATGAATTTAATGTACCGGCTGTTGATACACAGTTAATTCTTTTGAGCGTTTCAGAGGACAAGCAGTTGAAAGTGGAGGGCGTGTAGGATGGAAACGTTAGGGAAAATTTTAAGCATCGAAGAAATAACGAATGTATCTTTAGAAAATACCGGTTCGTTTAATGGTAGCAATGGGTCTAGGCTTGGCATCATGCAGATAATGAGCGGTTTAATGGGCGGTGCATCTTATGATGGGTACAAAGTCAAAACGGATAAGCATGAATTTCTTTTGCTGATTGACAATGGACAATGTTGTTGTGAAAGCTGGGGATATTTTTACTTAAATGATGATGAGCAGGAGTTTATCGGTTCTGAATTAAGAGCGGTAAATCTTACAGACAAGGCTCTTAATAAGAAAAAGGTAGATGAATCCGGCTATTACGAAGATTGCGGCGGTATTCAGTTTGTTGATTTCGAAACTGATAAAGGCACATTACAATTTGCAGTCTACAATGCGCATAACGGCTATTATGGCCATCCAATTATATTCGCAAAAGATAAAAAAATTTTCTATCAGGATACATTGTAGAAAGCGAGGGTGCCGAATGTCAAGAGTAGGAATTGGAAACAACATCACACAGCCGGATGCACGGTGTATGTCGTGCAAGCGTTGGAAGAGTGCAAGTAAAGGGTTCTGGGGAAGAGCCGGACATTGTTCTCTTCCGTATTGCGAGAAAGATATGAGAAATAAAGGAAAGAGAGGTCGTGTACATGGATGATATTGAAAAATTGAAGGCTGAAAACTCGGATTTGCGAACAAAGGTAGATGAACTTATGAGTAATAAATATTGCCTTGAAGAAAAACTTAGAAAAGTCTCAGAAACAAACGAAAGACTTTTGCGTATTCTTGAAAATTTGTCAAATGGATATGTGAAAAAGGAGAGGTAATTATGCAGTATATCAAAGCGAAATTTCCAAACAGTACAAGAAGCTACGTGTATCGCACCGGGGATTCTGTGAAAGCCGGTGACACGGTTGTAAATGACAAGGTCGCAAAGCTGACCGTTACGGATGAAACCGTGGATATGAAGTGGGTGGATACCTACGGTGCTGATAAGGTGGCAGTTGTGAAGAAGTATGAGGAACCGGTAGCTGCCGGAGAAAGCGAGGAATAAATAATTATGGCAGAAACAAAGAAACATGAAGTTGCAGTTAAGCAGGAAATGAATACAAGACTTTCATTTTATGCAAATCAGTATACCGGACTTATGGAGCGTGATTTCGCAGAACATGGTCTTGCCTTTGATGATTATTCCAAACAGTGCGTTATGGCATCTATGAGTGCCATTTACAACCTTGTTACATCGAATAAGGCGGCTATGGAAAATCTGAATGGTTCTAATTTGAGACAGGTTATCGGGCAGGTTTCCAGCCTTAAACTTAATGCAAATGCCGTGCCAAGAGAGTGTTATTTCCAGTTGAGAAATAAGCAGGATGCCAATGGAAATTGGTACAAGGAAGTAGAAATGGGAATCGAAGGAGACGGAAACGATGCACTCCTTCGAAACTTTGGGGTTGATGTTAAAAAGGTATATCCAGTATGGCTTGTGAAAGAAGGTGATGATTTTACATATCCAAAGCATAAAGGAATTGAAGTTACGCCGCCGGAATGGGAAGAAAAAGGACTTTCGCAGAAAGTTATCCGTGTTGTTTACCCGGTGGAAATGAAAGATGGGAAAGTTGAATATATGATAGCAGAGCGTGAAAGCGTAAAAGGAAACCTTTTTGCTCATGTTCGCAATAATCTTCTGAATGAGACTTTCGGACTTGTAAAAGGCGGCAAAAAGACACGCTATGATGCAACGGAAACAGAAAAGAAAGCTATCGCAGAAAAGAAAAATGAAATTTTGAAAGAGCTTTTAGCTTGCAAAACTGTTGAAGATATGCTTTCCTGCGAAGTTGCAAGACCATACATGAGTGCCGCATGGCTTGATACATCTGAATCCATGATCGTTCGAAAGATGCGCAATAATGCAATCAAGAAGCATCCAAAAGACCTTAACGCTATTGCAAAACAGTCTCTTATCCAGATGGATGAAACATATCAGCAGACACAGGAAGAAATTGCGGAAAATGCCAATTCAGAGCCATTTGTCGTAGCAGAGTCCGAAGCGACCGACAGTGCAGCAGTTGAGCCGGAGAAAGTCGTTGAGAATGATGAGAACGTACCGGACTTTATGAAAGATTAGGGAGGTTGCCATGAGAGTAATTTCACAGGACGGCACGATTGATATGCCATACGAAGAGGTGATTATTCAGAGATTTAAGTCAAGGATTTATTTCCTGAACAAAAACTTAACAGGTGTTGAGTCGCTTACTGATGACATGCAAATTGCTGAATATTCCACCGAAGAAAAAGCAAAGAAAGCCATGGAAATGCTTAGAGTTGCATATGCAGGCAAATTTATCACAAATGCGGATATTCCAGATGATTTCAATGAAACGCTAAAGGCTGCTATGAAAGGCGGCTTTGGAACTGTGGTAGTTAAGGATACTTGCGAACGTGTGGAATTTAACAATCTGAATGGATATTTCCACTTTCCGGCAGAGAAAGAATTGGAGTAGCCTATGAAATTAAAAGTCTTAGGTTCCGGTTCATCCGGTAACTCATACGCCTTAATTGCCGACAATGGAGAAATCCTTGCAATCGAAGCCGGATGTAAATTCATGGACTTTAAGAAGATGATTGATTGGCGTATATCTGATGTTGCCGGATGTATTGTGAGCCACGAACACGGAGACCATGCACGCTACATAAAGGATTTTATGAGATCTGGTATTCCGGTTTACACGGCATTTGAAACGCAGACCGCACTTGAAGTCATAACTGGAGAACGTACAATAGCCATTCCACCACGCAGAGCACGGCAAATCGGCAGTTTTACGGTAACACCCTTCAATGTACCGCATGATACAGAAATCGAGTGCTACGGTTATTTAATCGAGCATGAGGAAATGGGTAAACTGTTATTCTTGACCGACTTGGAATATTGCAAATATGACTTTTCCGGCATAAAGGTTGAGCATATCATGGTTGAAGCCAATTATAGCATGGACTTGGTAGACCGGAATGAGCCTAACTATGAACACCGCCTACGAGGCCATATGAGCCTTGATACGGCACTTAAATTTATTCAGACGAACGACAACCCAGCTTTACGAAATGTCGTTTTAATACACTTATCGGATACAAGCGGAGATCCCGCGTTATTCCTAAAGAAAACGAAAGAGACAATTAAATATGGAGCAAATGTTTATGTTGCAGAAAAAGGGCTAGAGGTTGATATGAACCTTTGTCCGTTCTGAAAGAATGGAGGAAACATGAAATTATATATTTACAGTTTTCGAAGCGGAAAACTCGAAGAACAGGTTGCCGAAGCAAAAGAATGTGCCAAAACTTATGTGACATTGGAGGATGCAATTGGCGGATTTTACAAAGGAAGCAGAATCAGAAAAGAGTCTATTGGTAGCATTTGCGGATGGTCAGGAAACACGATAATTTTTTTGGAAGAAAACAGGAATGCGGCAATTGAAAAATTTATTTCGGGAGAAAGAAAGGAAGAAAAACTTGCAAAGGCACAACTTGATATTACACAGGAACGCATTGCATATCTTGAAAATTTAAAATAGGTTGAAACACCTTGGCGAAAGCCTAAAAGAAACTGTCTTGTTTGGCGAATAGTTATCACAAACCTTATTGAAAGCCATGTTTTGGCGGTACGGTTACCGTACCGCCCTTACAAAAGATTGGAGGTAAAAATTGAAATTATGCGAATACTGTATGGCTGAATTTGAGCCGAAGCGACCAGATCAAAAATACTGCAGACCCAAATGTGCAAAAAGATACGCACAGTTTAAGAATTTTAAAAAGGCTGGAAGAATTGTGTATACAAGAATATGCCCGAAATGTGGCAGGCTGTTTATGACGATAGATGAACGCAAAGTTGATTGCCAAGACTGCATCGGCATTGACATTAAAGAACGATTGAGAAAGCCAAAGAAAAAGGATGATGCAATCAAGGTTGTGAATCATATGGCACGCGCTTCCGGCATGAACTACGGAAAGTTTGTGGCTCAAATGAGCATGAAGCCATTGGAGAGGAAGTGAATGAGTTGGATTATAAGAAATTTAGACAGGCAAAAGCGATAGAAGCCAAGAACAAGCAGAAATGGCTTGTATTGAATCCAAGGCTTGATGAATCAAGCGGAATATATATTCTGACAAGACAGGACGAAAATGGGTTTAGATATGCATATGTGGGACAGGCAAAGCGTATTTTAACCAGATTGTCGCAGCACCTTTCTGGGTATCAGCATATAGACCTTAGTTTAAAGTCTCACGGACTGTATTCAGAGGATAATCCGCATGGATGGAATGCAAAATCGGTACACTGCCCGATAGATAAACTTGATGAACGTGAGCAGTATTATATCAAATTTTGTGCAAATAATGGCTATCAGCTTCGAAATAAGACGAGTGGGTCACAGGGCGAGGGTAAGGCTAAGATTGATGATTACCGTCCGGCAAAAGGCTATTATGACGGCATTAAGCAAGGCAAAAAGAGTCTTGCCAAGGAATTATCGCATATTGCTGAAAAGCACCTTGAAATCCGCTTGAAGCCGGAGAAACAGGGCAACAAAGTTTCTGAAAAGCAGTATGAGAAGTTTATGAATTTAATCAATATTGAAAATTGTGAGGTAAATAATAATGATTGAAAAAAGGGTTTTGGACAAGTATTCGTCTTATGAAGCACAGCATGATGAGTACATAACCAAGTGTTATTGCTCCAACTGCAATGAGTATTTAGGTGCAAAGGACAGTACGTATCTGGAAAGTAATAATACTTTAGATGGGAATATGAGATTTTGCCCTAAATGTGGAAAGCATATTTAATGTTTATTGAAAGTGGGTGATACAGAGTGAACAATGATAAGAAAGAGGAACAATGCAAATGGTATGTTACTCACACGCCCCATGGTTTCCCAATTTATGCCACAGAGTGCGGGAAAATGAGGATTAATTATGCGACAGGAATTGACATTTACTGTAATGCTTGTGGCAGAAAAATCAAGGTTGTTGATGATACGAAAGTGGGTGATTCAAAATGAAGATTTTAAGTAAGAAGAAATGCGAAGAAATTCTGAAAAGAATTACTGCAAATGAAATTATTCAGACTGAATACGGACTACACGATATTGAAGCAGAAACAAAGGCAACGGAAAATAGAGCAGAAATAGCTTTTATTGTTGGTGGCATTAAGGGAATGAATAAGGTGCAGAACACATTGAGAAAAAGATTGAAATAAATCAATCGGAACTTGAAGAAATAGGAGAGTGATTAAATGGCAGAAGTCAAGTGGATTAAAATCACAACAGATGTTTTTGATGATGAAAAGATTCTGCTGATTGAGAGTATGCCGAGTGCGGATAGCATTATTACGATTTGGTTCAAACTTCTTATTCTTGCCGGAAAACAGAATAACAATGGTGTGTTTATGATGAGCAACAAGTTACCGTTCACGGATGAAATGCTTGCCACCATTTTCCGCAGAGATTTGAACACGGTAAGGCTTGCACTTAAGACCTTTGAAGAATTTGGGATGATTGAGGTCGTTGACAATGTGATAACGATTCCGAATTGGAATAAGCATCAAACGCTTGACGCTTATGAGAAGAAAAAGGAACGTGACAGGCTTTATCAGCAGAACCGGAGAAAGAAGCAGAAGAACCTAATTGAGCAAAAATCGCCCGATAAATCGTCTGACGTCGCTGTTTCAGATAAAGAAGAAGAAAAAGAAGAAGATAAAGAGAAAGAAAATATAAAAGAAAATTCGCTGTCGACCGATTCCGGAGATTTGTTTGATTTTGACGATGCATGGAAAAAGACTTTTAGTATATACCCCAAGAAAACAGCGTACAGTACCTCTAAAACGGCTTGGATGGATAAAGTGCTAGAAGTTATCGAAGAGAACCAACCAGACATTGCACGGCTGTTATACAAAGCCACAGAAGCATATTTGAGTGACTATCAAGAAAAGAACCCGGACGATACGGATTTTCGGTACATTCCAAAATATGTTGATTGGCTGAAAAATGATTGCGACTATTGGTTGCAGATCGCGGAGAAACGAGGTGATTGCAGTTGACAGAAGCAGAGTTCGGAGTGATCGGGTGCGTACTGATTGACAATGATGTGCTGAATAACATCTGGCGAACACTGAAACCGGAAATGTTTAGTTCGGATTTCGCACAGGACACATACAAGGAAATGCTTGCCATGTATGACCGGAATGAAAGTATTGACCCAATGTCTTTATCAATGGCACTTGAGAACCACAAATACACCCAGGAACAGATTAGCGAATTGATGAAATCTTGTATTACCGAAACAATCACTTCGACCATGGTTGAAAGTTATGCCGATGCGGTTGCGAAAGAATACAAGGCAAGAATGGTTCGTGACATGTATCAGAAATCCAGTTTAAAACCATGCGACATTGATGATACAATCAGCGATCTTCTTACGAGACTTGAGCATTTGCAAGAGGGAAAGGAAGTAAAGCTAAAACCAATCAAGCAGATTTCAGTTGAGAACAGAGACAAATATTTCAATGAAAGCGTCGGAGAAGGTGGTATAAAAATCGGATTGGCACAGCTTGATGATGCACTTGGAGAGCTGGAACGCGGGGATGTAACAGTAGTTGCTGCAAGACCGGCAGTCGGAAAATCCGCACTCACAACGCAGATTATTGGGAATATGGCAAAGAGAGGTCTTAAAGTTGCATATTTCAATTTGGAAATGAGCGATAAGCAGGTGTATGAAAGATTCGTTTCAAGGCTTGCAGAAATTGGTTTAACGAGAATAAGGCGGGCGAAAGCATTTCTTGGTGATGAGCAGGAAAAATTTAACCAAGCAAATGAGGAAATGAGCGATTATCAATTATGGATTGCGTCCGGTACTGTATCTCCGAGGGAAATAAAGTCAGAATGCAGACACCAAAACTTTGATGTTATCGTTGTTGACTATCTGCAGTTGCTTATGCCGGATAACAGATATTCCGGAAGAAATGAAGAAGTAGCATCAATTTCAAGAGGTTTAAAATCGGTTGCAAGAGACTTAAATACACATGTAATAGCACTTTCGCAGATAACAAGAGCATCTGAAAGCAGAGATACAAAAGAGCCTACCATGGCAGAGTTGAGGGAATCCGGAGCAATCGAACAGGATGCGTCAAACATAATTATGCTGTGGAATCTGTCAGACAATGACAAGGGAGCCAAGGGTGTAAAAATCGAGAAGAACAGACAGGGAATGACAATGCGTGAAGCAATGGAGTTTGATGGAGATCACATGAAATTTGTTGAAATCGAAAAACCATTCAATGATGTTGTTGCGGAAATAAAAAAGAAAGAACGTGGGGACGGATTCAAGCCATACAATGGCTATTGTCCGTTTTAGAGGTAGCAGCTATGGCAAGTGCAAAAATCGAAAAGGGTTCAGAAGAATGGCAAGTATTTATGGATTATTGGCAATTCATTCAGAAATACTATTCACCGGACAACGCTGATTCTTGGTGGGATGAAGTTGTAAAATCCGGAGAATCATTGATAAACAAATACAAGGGCATGGAGATTGAAGAACGTGCAAGACAGCTTGTATTGAGTCATTTTGCATGGTTGGAAATCACATACAGAAAGGAGAAATCAAAGAAATGAGCAATGCGTTGAGACGGAATAAAAAGCCAACATTTTACACAAAACAGGAAATGCGGATTATCGGGAGAAATGATTTTGAAAAGAGAAATGCTGATAAGGTTATATCAAAATCATACAAAGATTTCGTTGTAATCGGTTACATCATTCTGCATGACAAATTCGGGTTCGGACAGGCAAGAATCATCCGGTTGCAGGATTTTTTGAAATCTTACTTAGATGAAGCAGCATCCGGTGGAAATACCGGAAAGGACTTGTCTGTTTATCTGAAAAGTAAATACGAAATCGACATCAAAGAGGAAGTCGGGAAAATTCCACAGAGACAGTTAATGAACCTGTATGCAAAGAAAGGTTTCTGCATCGAGCGTGAAGCATACAGGCTTTCCAGCGCATCTTTGTTTAACTATTTTGCGCTGACACTTACGATTCTGAAAAAGGAGTTTAAGATAACAGCGAAACAGTTGCAATATTTCTTGGAAAAATTCATCGACTACATTGACACACTGGATAATTACAAGCAGTTTCAGTTGACGGTGCCGATGATAGCGCAGAGTTTGGCGGATGAGATTAAGTTTGTATGTGATTTGGAGGTTTAATATGACGAATAAAGAAAAATATGCGGATAAAATCATTGATATTACAGTAAGTAAACTTGCACTCAAAGATGGCGAGCCTGTTCCATGCGCAGAGATGAGATGTTCAGAGTGCGGATTCTATATTTCTAATTATTCATGTAAACATAAAATGCTGGAATGGTTAGATTCAGAATATGTTGAGCCGCCTGTTGATTGGAGTAAGGTTGCAGTCGATACGCCGATTTTGGTAAGAGATAGCGAAGAAGAAGCGTGGAGAAAAAGACATTTTGCAAAATACGAGAACGGAATAGTGTACGCATGGGGATACGGAGCAGCATCTTGGAGTGCATACGGGAGTGACAATATAATCGCTTGGAAAATGGCAAAGCTGGCAGAAAGTGAGGAATAAGCATGGAGAGATTGACAGAGCGAACAGCGATTGGAATCTTAGTAAAAGAGAATTACGAGAAAGAATCCTTAAAAACCTTGTATTCGTGCTATGGCGAAAAGCCTAATTCATATTATTCCAACTGTGAAGAAGGTTATTGCGCAATGGAGAAGCTGGCGGATTACGAGGACTTAGAGGAGCAAGGCAGACTTATCAAGTTGCCTTGCAAAGTGGGAGATACTGTTTATGCAGACAGCACGATGCTTCCAATAGAGGATATGGAGTGTTATGAGGACATTGAGAATAAGATTCCATCATATTTCCCAGGTCGAGTTGTTTCATTCCGTTTTGCGAAAAGAAACTGGATGAAGATTGCGGTTAAGGCAAAATGGTTACATGAATGGATTGATGATGAGACCGGACCGGATAGCAATTACATAGAGTGTGAGAAAAATTTTGCGATTCCATTGTCTGGCATTGGTAAAACAGTATTCCTCACAAAATCCGAAGCAGAAGCAAAATTGAAAGAATTGAAAGGTGGAGAAAATGAAAGTAGTAACAGTTAGTGATTTGATAAAAATTCTTGATACAAAAGAAAATAGATATGGTGCTACAGGAAAACCGAGAATGTTGAATTTATCTTTAAATGGAATTTTTGCTGGCAGTATTGAATCTGTAAAGCTAAATGGTTATGGAGATGGACTTGTCACAGATGTAACAATGGAGATTACTTCATCTAAATTCACAACAACCAATGCCGACAGGATAAGGAATATGTCGGATGAAGAGTTAGCGGAGTTTCTTTGCAAAGTAAAATCAGATTATCAGTGGATGGAACATGAATTTCCGAGCGAAGAAGAACACGGCGAGTGGGAAGAATGGCTTCAATCAGAAGCAGAATAGGAGGAATAGCATGACAGCAAGTGAAGCAATTAAAGAATTACATGCAATAAGACCGAGAGGTGGTATCATCCCGCAAAAGAGAGCCGAGGCTTTGGATGTTGCAATACAGGCACTTGAAGAAGTGCAGCAGTACCGAGCAATCGGCACGCCGGAAGAATGTAGGGCGGCGGCGATTAAGCAGACGGCGAAGAAACCTATATTTAACCATAACCTTAGTGATACTCTTTCTGTATTCCATTGTGAGTGCGGAAATGCAATTAAAGTTAGTCATGATACAGGAATAATGGATAACAACAATGCGCCAAATTACTGTTGTAATTGCGGTTGCAGGTTAGATTGGAGTGATGAAGAATGATGTTTCAATCGTACATAAATTTCTTTCTGCTAATACTTATAGCCGTTAGGTTAGATATTCTAACAAAATTTGGAGTTAACCTTTTTTGCATTCTGTCAGTTGTAGGGATGATTGGAAATGAGGTTTTTGATTATTTGAAGAAAGGAGATAAAAAACGATGAAGCTGATTGGTGCAGATGCACTAAAAGAATATTGCATGAATGCAAGTAAATCTGATGATGATTTTAGGAGAGTAAGTTTGGCAACATTGGCAAGCGTGATAGATGCACAGCCGACCGCCTACGACCAGGACAAGGTTGTGGAGCAGTTGGAAGACTATAGTAATGAAGAAACACACTATTATAAAAACACTCCATATGAAAAATGCATAGAAGAGTGCATAGGCAAAGCAATCCAGATTGTGAAAGGTGGTGGAGTGAATGGCAAAGAGCAGAGCCAGTAAGATGAACGGATATCGTAGCATGGTAAGCCGTCAGAAAAACGATGTTTTTAAATTTAAATCTAAGAAGAAAAAGAAAGGGTGATTCAGAATGAAGATTTTAAGTAAGAAGAAATACAATAAACTCATTGAAGATTTTGAGGAATCGCAGAAAAGGTCGAGGAACTCAAAAGGATAAACGAGAGTATCGGGAAAAAGCTGGAAGATAAAAAGACAAGTTGCAAATTGAACAATGGCAAGGATTTCTGCTTTAAATGCGAAAACTCTTACAGATACAAGACATATTGGGGAGGAATGGAAACCGAAAAAAGCGGTTGCTTGCTTGATGTGTCTTGTGAGGGTTTTAGGAGGAAAGCAGATGGAAAATAAACATACAATGTCAGACTTATATCAGATGCAGTCGCTTCCGCTTTCTGCAAAAATAAGCATGACTGCACGTAGAATAAATGAATGGGTTAATGAATTTGGCGAAGATGGAGTGTATCTGTCATTCAGCAGTGGCAAGGATAGCACAGTTTTAGGACACATAATCAGAGAAGTTTGCGGATATAAAAATATCCCTTTTGTATTCGTAGATGTTCCGACACAGTATCCAGAGTTAAAGGAGTTTGCCAAGACTTTTGATAACCTTGTGATTTTGAAACCTAAGATTTCATTTGCACAGGTTTGTGAAAAGTATGGATTTCCAATGTTTTCAAAGGAAATATCAGAATGTGTTGCAGATAGTAGAAAATACATTAGAATCCTTACAGACAGACAGACAGACAGACAGACAGACAGACAGACAGACAGACAGACAGACAGACAGACGAATTACATATGCAAGAATTGTCATCAGGAGAAAGAGGTAACGGAGTCATGGGAGTGCCAATCACATTCCTTGACAAGTACAATCCGGACCAGTTCATTATCATCGGACTTGACAGATATGTTGCAGACAATCCACGATTCGGACATAGATTTACAGTCAACGGAAAGGAAACTTACGCGAGAATACTCATTAAGAGAAGAATGTAGCGGTGTTATGGGTGTTCCAATTACATTTTTGAGTAAATATAATCCAAAACAATTTAAAATAGCAGGATTAGCAAATAGTGCGAGATATATTGGTGATTTTCCTTGCTATATGGTGATAGACGGTAAGAAAATTTATAATCGTATTTTAATTAAAAGGAGGAAAAAAGATGAAAATTCAACCTAAGTCGATTAAAGTAAAAGATATATTTGACGGTTATGCAGATAACGGTGATAACGGCGTTTTTGCATATGACGGTAGGCTTGCAATTCGACCGGCTTATCAAAGAGAATTTGTATATAGTTCAGAACAGGCTGAATCTGTTATTCATACGATACTGAAAGGATTTCCTCTCAATGTTATGTATTGGGTAAAAGTTGGTGATGATCAATATGAGGTTCTTGACGGACAGCAAAGAACTCTTTCAGTAATGCAGTATTTAGATCATAAATACTCTATTTCTTTTGACGGTGGAAAATATTATTGTGATTCATTACCCGATGATAAATATGATGATATAATGAATTATGAGTTCATGGTTTATGTATGCGAGGGTAGTGAATCAGAAAAATTAGATTGGTTTAAGGTTGTAAACATTGCAGGCGAAAAATTGACTGACCAGGAACTTCGTAATTCAGTATATACAGGTAAATGGCTTACTGATGCTAAGCGATATTTTTCTAAACGAAATTGTGCCGCAAAAGGGTTATCTGATAAATATATTAAAGCAGATCCAAACAGACAGGAACTTCTTGAAAAAGCTTTAATTGGTATTTGCGGTTTTCAAGGTATAGATAATATTACAGAGTATATGTCGATGCATAAGTCAGATGATGACGCAGATGAATTATGGCAGTATTTTCAGGATGTTATCAATTGGGTACAAAAAATATTTCCTAAGTATTACAAAGATATGAAGGGATTGGATTGGTGTTCCCTTTATAATAAATATCATAACAATACTTATAACTCTTCAGCTATGAAAACAGAGGTAGAAAAACTTCATCAAGATGATGAAGTGCAAAAACAAAAAGGAATTTATGAATATCTTCTTTGCAAAGACAAAGATCCATTTGCCGGCAGATTGCTTAATTTAAGAGCATTTGACAACAGAGATAAGATGGCGACTTATGATAAACAACATGGATTGTGCAATATTTGTGGTGAACATTTTGAGTATGATGAAATGGAAGGCGACCATATTAAGCCTTGGAGTAAAGGCGGTCGCACAATTCTCGATAACTGTCAGATGCTTTGTAAATCCTGCAATGCAAAGAAAACGGACAAGTATTGAGTAGTAACAACAACGGTGAACGTTTGCTCACCGTTTTTATGCTTTTATATTTTTATGCCTGTATTGCAATTTATGCAATTATTTGATATTATTATCAAATGAGAATAAATATATGAACCATGAGTAGTTAAAGTACATATATTTTATGGAGGCTAAGATGATTAAACAATTTTTAAAACATAAGTGCAATTCAAAAATAAAGCTTTTTATTGCTGTTATTTGTATGTTTGCTCTTGTGATGTCCGTGTCGGGTTGCGGCAACGGCAATTCGGGGAGTGACAATACAAATTCAACGCAAAGCACCGTTGCAACCTATAAGGTCAACAGGGGTGAATTTGACTGGAGTGGCAATGAATATACATCTGTTTTGCCAAATCAGAAAGAGTGGAATGTCAGCCAATATCTGGTTGATGACAGTCGAAAATGCTGTTCGGTTATTATTGATAATTCTGATTTGGAAAGCACAAAACAGTATGTTAAATCGTTGGAGAAAACAGGTGTTTCTACCGTAAAATCTCAAGTTACTGACGATAAGAAAAATCCAATTTTTAACTATCTTGGAGAATCAGACAGTTATGATATATCAATTTCATATACCGGCGGCATTACAACCATATCAATTACCAAAACAAAATAATTCAAAATAATTCAAAAAACGGTGGGCATATGCTCACCGTTTTTTATGTTTTTCATAATATCACCTATAACTTGTAATGCAGTAAATGAATAAGCCGATTATCATAAGAATAGGAATGCCGAAACTGTACGGGAAAAAGAATGCAAAAGCAACACCAAAAAGGATACTGTAGAATGGTGTTGAAATCAGCGAAAAAACAATTGATTTGCCGACCTTTGTACCCGTATCGCATTCAAACTTTTTAAACATTGTAAAATAAGCAATAACAGTTTGAATCAAAAATATAAAAACAATACTTCCTATGCTGAATGAAAGATAGCAAGTTAAGTCAGGAAACGGAAGATTAAAAAGCAGTATTGCTGTCATATGCAAAACAAAAAATATC